AATGCCCTGTTCTGCATGTGTGAGCTTGCCGGTTACCATCTCGAGGAGCGCGTGGTGCTCAAGGATGTACGGACGGGTAAAATCTGGCGTTAATACATAGAAGTCATCAATTATATTTATTAAAAGGAGAACTTAATTATGAAAACTAAGTACAATATCGCAGCACGTATCGTAGCAATTATCCTTCTCGGCCTGTTCATGGTCGGACTTTGTGCAGGATTCCTCGCAGGTAACGCAAACGCAGCAGGTACCGATAAGATTACCCGAGCACAGGCAGTTGAAATGATGTATGAGTTTGCGCTTGAACATGGTTATCCCACTCAGCTCGCTGACCACGCAGACTTTGTATACTTCGATGTACACCAGGGCGACAAGTGCTATAACGCGGTACGCTGGGCCCAGTGGAACGAAATCACAACTGGCACTGGTCCTAACACTTTCAGCCCCTACAAAACTTGTACCAGAGCACAGATTGTAACCATGCTTTACAGAATGGCTAAGTTCTACGACGTGACTGACACTACTCTCAGTGGCGCTGACTGCATCTTCCTCGACGTTCCTGCTAGCAGCTATTACTTTAACGCCGTATGCTGGGCTCAGTGGAACGAGATTACAAATGGCACTGGTCCTAACACTTTCAGCCCGAACAAGACCTGCACCGAGCAGCAGCTTGCAATCATGCTCACCCGTCTGGATAAGGCAATCTGATTATATTTAAAGGAGAACTAGTTTATGACTTCTATGAACGAAATAATGGAGCTTATGAGAGATACTGGGTATGAACTCCGTATCTCTTGTGTTCCGTCTCTCACACCTATGTGGGAGTTCCGAATGGATGACTGGTTCCATGGGTATCACGTAATGTATATGTTTAGCGAAGACCAGATAAAGCGGTACTATGCAGACCTGATTAAGGATTGTGTACAGCGTATGATTAAGGAATTGGATGAATATAACGGAAACACGACTAGAGGAGGAACTAGCATATGACTAATACTTTTGAGATTCGTAAGGACGCCGAGCAGACCTACAATGAAAATGAAGGTTTGGTCATGCACGCCTGCAAATCATACTACCCGACGTTCATCAACAACGAGGACCTACTTCAAGAAGGCCGGATAGGACTGTGGTATGCATGTAACACATATGACGAAAACGGCGGTGCTACATTCGCTCATTACGCAGTTGAGTGTATCCGTTTGCATATGCATCAATATCTGAGAAATCAAACTCTCGTGACCAAGTGTCCGTCAGAGCCTAACAAGAGCCTAGACGAGCCCGTTAAGTTCGGAGGCGAAGAATGCAGCACAAGGTATGAGACTTTGGAAGGAGCAGACTTAGAGTGGCTCGACTTCAACGGATTATATTTGGCTTTGAGTGAAAGACAGAAGACGATTCTGAAAGCTAGACTCGTTGGCAAGGAATGCCGAGAGATTGAGAAAATCGTAGGCGTGTCTCACACAACACTCGCCAAGGAACTCAAAACTATTCGTAGACTCTGGGAGGAATACATATGATCGTTAAGATTGCTGTATGCCTTCTGTGCGTATTGGTTGGGGTAATCATGACCAAGGTTGTACAGAAGATTAATACTTCAGAAGGAACGTTTATCATAGACATGTCGCTCGAAAGCGACCAACCGTTCACAGTTCAATTCGACGATGGAATAAACACAATCGCGGCTTGTAAGTACATTAAACTGAAAGTGGAGAACAACACTGAAAGTTGGTAACTCGCGTGAAAAACAGACCATATTATGAAGGGTAACACCTTACATATTTTAACTGGAGGAAAGAACAATGATAACATTATGGACCGACTACAAAGACTTGATGGCACACAGCATGAGGTTCTACAGAAAGCATTGGCTCGCTTTGAGCCTTTATTTCGTAGCAACCTTTTATGCTACGATGGCATCACTCGGAGTAAACCCCATTGAAGCAACCAAACTTCTCTACAGTGGAGTAAAGGAAAACCTGAAGCATTAAGAGGCCTAACAAGGCCTCTTAGCCTTTGCAAAAAATAGAAACAGAAAGGACCTGATTATGAACAAGAAAATTGTATTCGCAATTATTATGAGCCTGCTAATTACAGCGGGTTTTATTTCTGGAAGCATCCCAAACGGACAGATAATCGAGCCTGAGAGGGAAATCGTGCATGCGAAAGTAAGTGACCCCGTACCTCAGATAGTGCCTATACCGACGCCTGAGCCGACCCCCGAGCCATCAAAAACTCCGGTGACAACTAGCCCGACGGAAATAGAAAATCCCGTCACAGCGCATTCTGAGGCCTCTCAGGCCCCTTCTGAGAGCATAGATACCATCGCAATGATGGCTATAACTATGCGAAATGAGTCAAACGGTTCTACACCAGAGGAGAGCATGAAAGTTGGCTGGTGTATTTGTAACCGTGCGATGAATTGGGGACAGAGCATTGCGCATGTAATTGCGTCCCCTCACCAGTTCGCATACTATGGCGGCGGATTATATTCTGGCTATTGGTATGAACTGGCTACATATGTTATAACGGACTATCACCATGAACGTAATGGAGAGCCGTATGAATATTATGGAAGATTATTGTCAAGCGACATGATGTGGTTTAGAGGCGATGGTTACTATAACCACTTCTATAACTATTGCCCATATTGATGGAGGTGACTTTATGGGTAAAGCAGAAGACTGGACTTACGACAAGTTGATGGACGATAGCTACCCAGCATCGAATACGCTTATAGCGGCGTTCATATCTAGAAGACGTAGACAGCTGATAGTCCATTCCGTAATCTACTATAAACTTGGAGAAAGTATTATAGGCGATTATGACTGGTCTATATGGGCCCGTCAGCTTGTTGATGTTCAGAACAAATATCCTAAGATAGCTAAGACTTGTCCGTACGCTGAAGCTTTCGAAGGATTTGATGGAAGTACAGGAATGGACTTACCTTTAGATGACCCGTGGGCTGTAAAGAAGGCCCACGAGCTTCTAAGGATGTACGGACGTGAATGAAAGGAGACTAATATGAATCTTGAATTGAAAGTAGATAAGATGTTCGATGAATATCTCGTAGGCCGTATGGAAAATATGGGTGGTGTACTGTATCATTTCATGTTCCCGAACGGATACGGAGCATCTATAATTAAGCATAGGGGCTCATATGGCCATGAAGACGACCTCTGGGAGCTAGGCGTACTGGCTAAAATCGATGGTCTAATCCACCTATGCTACACAACACCTATAACTGACGACGTCATCGGATACCTTACCGACGAATCAGTAAACACCATCATGCACCAGATATTCAATTTGAAAGGAGAAAACAATGAGTAAATTTTATGACTACTGCTGTACATGCCAGCATCTTTACGACGAAAGTCACAGAGGCCCTTGCAGCGACTGTAACGAAAAAGCAAATAATTACCTTAGCGTTGAAAAGAAAATTGTCGAAAAGGAGACTAACGAAATGACTGACTTTGTAAAAGATAACAACACCTCTAAGAGAGAGCAGATTCTAATGACAGCAAAGAACATCGTATGCTCCGATCGAAACAAGCAGTACGGCGAGCCTGAGGACAACTTCAGAAGCATCGCAGAACTGTGGAGTGTATACACTGGTCTGACTCTGACGGCTAAGGACGTCGCACTTATGATGACTCTGTTTAAGATTGGGAGACTCATGGCTAACCCGGAGAAGGACGACAGCTGGATTGACGCTGCTGGTTATATAGCGTGCGGCGCTGAGTGCGCTATTAAAGGAGAATAAATATGAGAATATTTAGGTATATTATGAGCACTGGGGACGCTGACCGACTTGATGTAGACGAAGAAATGGCTAAGTGTGTAGAAGAACTTTGTCGTACCCAAGGCCCATTAAATGATTATCGTTACTTCGCAATGCATTATAATGCCATGGGGTGTTGCTACGAATTTGCATGCAACCGAGAATTGGCTAACAAAGTTATGGAGATCTACCATGACTGGGACAAGACTAATAACGGTAGGAACAATATGACGTTGAAAGGGTGGACCGACTCATTCAGCGCAAAAATTCAAGAAGCAACTGACGATTTATATGATAAGATATTTGGTAAGGAGGAACCTAAAATGCCTATAAAGTATAACCACAGCGCCTACCGTATTCCTGTCCCTGTAAAGATTATCAACCATGGTCCTGCAACAATAGTCTTCTGGGATGATAAGACTAAGACTGTTGTCAAGTGCTCCGACAACGACGAATTTGACCCGGACATGGCTATCACTATGGCCTGCCTGAAGAAGATGGTCGGCGACGAAGCCTATGCTAAAGCAAAGCAGATGGGCCACAAGAAGAAAATCCAGAACATGATCGAGTGGAAAGACTAAGGAGGAACTTGTATGAACGCTAACATGCCGTCCATAAACTTTAACATTGAAGGCTATTATGACTTGACCGCAGCAAATGCCATGAACCTGAAGCAGACTCCTAGAGAGTTTGTGGACTGGCTTTGGCATTACCTGGAGTACCACATTCCTAAGAAAAACGGCCTCGGCCAGCTTAAACGTCTCAACAAGAGACAGTTCATTCGTGACAAGCTTGAGATGCTTAAGGACGAGTTTTGTTGCAAGATTACATACGAGGACGTAACCCATATTGTGTTCGATGCATGGGACTACAATGACGTAGACCGAATGTGTAGAGACATAATACTTAGAAACTTTGAAGATATGGAGGAATAACCAATGATATACATTGCAGCTATAGCAGCATATATTCTAATCGGACTGCTGTTGACGTTTGGTCTGATACGGTATGACCCGGATATGTTCAACCCGAATGATTTCGATTCTCTCAGCCCTGCAGGGATCATTGCATTCTGGCCATTCGTACTAACATTACTTATTATCGCATGTATAGGTGGCTTGTTCAATGATTTGGCAGACGCATATGCAGAAGCACTCAAAAAGACCGCTGACAGAGCAAAAGAACATAAGGAGGAAAAGTAAATGAAAGAAGCAATTGAATTACTCTGTGATAAGTTAGGTATGGCAGTTGACTGGACTGCTCAGAATGTATGGCCCCAGGTCATGGAAGTACTGCAGCGTTATAGAACCTATTCAATAGTCGATGATACAATCGGCATAATCATATGTCTGGCATTCGTCGGTGTATTCATATACGTTAATAAACGCGTGTTCGAAGACCGTAAGAATCTTACCGTTAACCGTGTAACTATACTTAAAGAAACACGTAACAGAGTTCCCGAGGACCAGCGCACTAAGCGATTCACAACTATCTGGTGGAATTGGAGTGAATACTATATAGAAGCTGAACCCACTGGTGCCGCCATAGCATTATGGGTCGCAGGAGCAATTCTTGCAGTCATAGCGATTGTGGGTTTATTTATTGACGTCGAAGACCTTATCAAATGGATATTCATTCCTGAAGTTCGGTGGCTCGACATCATCAAATCCGCAACAGGAAAGTAACAACTCGCGTCGAAAACACCTCCTATTATGAGAACTAATTAAACTAGGAGGAACTAGCAATGAATATTTATGGAATAACCGAAACTCATACTATAAACGGCAAATTCGTAGGAGAAAGGAATCTCTCTGTTTTCTATGAATCTCGATATAGCGCAAGGCGAAATGGCCTTGATGCTATCAAAAGACTCAGAGAAATTGAGGGGTTTACTATGAAACCATATGACGGAGATAGCCGAATGGAATTGACGAACGGTGAAACAACATTCGTGTACAATATTCATTTGTACAAACTATTAGAAGATTAATTCGACACTAAGAGACCTAACAAGGCCTCTTAGCTTTTATTAAAAAAGGAGACATTACATATGAAAGTAACTATCATCAATCCTGAAGAAGCAAAGGAACTGTTCAATTACTGGGGACAGTTCGCATCGGTGTGCTATAACACCAAGACCTCTAAGCCTGAGAAGATCGGTATGCACTGCCTGAAGAGCGGGCATTTCTCTGGCTCCCGAAGCCAGTACATTGTGTTTAAGATTGAAGACTGTCCGAGAGATACCGTGGACCAGCTTGTTCGTCATGAGTCCGGAGTTTGTAAGAATGTACGTTCGTTCCGATATGTCAACATGGAGGAATTCAGTTGTCAGTGTCCGTCTGAAATTAAAGACAACGCCAAGCTCGTTGCAATGTGGCATCAGCATATGATGAACACACGTTCTCTCTATACCGCTATAGACGAGTATGTGTTCGAGAAGACTCACAGCCATGAGCGGGCGAACGAACAGGCTAGAAAATGTCTTCCGATTCATACTGACACCGCTCTGTGTATCGGATTCGACATTGAGGGTCTGATTCATCTGGCTCACAAGCGTCTGTGCGTTAGAGCAGAAGAAGAATTCAGAATCCTGGCAGCTATGATTGTCGCTGAGACTCTGAAGATTCTCCCGGAGCTCAAACCTTACCTGGTGAAGCAGTGCGATTACCTCGGTTGGTGTCCGGAAGGCAAGCAGAGCTGCGGTTATAAGCCTTCCAAGGAGTACGTTGACCTTGCTGTCAAGGAGTATCCCTATCTTAATGCATTGAGGTATTCCGTACCCGATGGTGTACAAATGAAAATGGAGGAACTTAAGTGAATTATTACGAATTTCTTTATAGATGGACTATGTTTGAAAGCGGCGAAGGATATTATTTCAATTGCTCTGGGATACCGTGTAGTATATGTCCATGCTTTGTCGAATGGAAATGTTTGAATAGCGAGTACCACCGTCAGAGCAGGTACCCGACAAATTGGAATACATTTCATGCTCTAGCGAACCAACTTCTGAAGGAAGGATTGTTGTGTAAATGATATCCAAGTATGCTGTATACGAAAACGTAGTCAATGTAATTTGTAAAGACGGGAAAGAACGATATTTAATTCTTTGTCCCGACGATGGTATAATTTCACATTGCACACAGGGTTGTCCATTTTATGAGTATCACAGCATGGTGTACAAATGCGACGGAAAGTATATGTGCCACCTAGACCGTATTAAGCATGACGATAATCTTTGTGACACATTCGACCAGGTACGGAAAATTATTGAGGAGGCGTATGGAACATGCTTTATTGGTTAGTACTATTATATTTGCTCATCGGAATCTTTATCTTTGGAGTGACTAACAAAGCCACTCCAGATGGTATGCAAGATTCACCCGGATTCTGGATATTCATAACAGTATTCGCATGGCCTATATTCTTATGTATTCTAGTGGTCATGGGCGTGTGCCTGGCTGTGTTAAACCTTGGTGAACGTGTGGGTGAATGGATTAATAAGTTCCTAGAGTCAATTTAAGGAGGTAAAGGAATGACGAACGGTGATAAAATCAGAGGCATGACTGATGAAGAACTTGTAGATAACTTCTTTATGGCAGAAGCTCCTGATATTCGAATGTACCCCACCGGTTTCTGCCTGGATCATAATAGTAGGCTATATGGCAATGAAGTATGCTATGATGATTGTCGGGAATGTTTTATCAACTATCTTAAACAGGAGGCAACTGAATGAAGTCTGTCACATTCTATTGCGTTGATGTCGTGGACCTTGATACTGGTGAAGCCATGCGAGAGTATACTGGGTATAGCTTCTACCAGGCTATGAAACGCCTTGAAAGGTCCAAAGCGGACGACATATGGCTGAAAGGCCTAGGAAACAATACTCGTTGGGCCCACAGGCTCTACGAGAAAACCTACATAGGTAGAAATGTGCAGGAAATGTTTTATGGCCAGTTACTTGGCAAACCGGTAAATTTGAAAGGAGAATGATGTTTATGGGATACAAACTTTGTAAGGATTATGAAAACATGATTCGATGTGATGGAGATTGCAGAAAATGCGCCAATCTTGTTTACGATGCTTTGACTAACGAGAACAAGATTCTTAAGATGAGGCTCGATACGCTAACAGAGAAGTGTGACCGTCAGGTCGAAGCTCATAATAAATTATACGATGCATATTGGGGCGTTAAAGGAGAACGAGATAGAATCTATGACGAGCTTAAAGATCTCAAAAGCAAGAAAATGGTGCCTCTTAGCGATGTGTATCGAATCATCGCAGGTCATAACGACTACCATGGAAATAGTATTCTCTCAGCTCTGACTTGCGTAGCAGAGGGTAAGTACGTAGACCCGGTTGCAATTTACGAGCCTGTAAATGATGCTCTAACTGACGAAAACAAAGAGCTTACAGACAAGTGCCAGGAGCTTGAAGAAAAGCTCGAAATCGCCAATGCCCGTCTTCACACCGAGAGAGTTTCTTATGACTATCTGTCTAGCTTGTATAAAAAGCTCACAGAGAAGTGCGCAAAACTCGAGAAGGAAAACGCCCAGCTTGATAAGGAATGCGAGAAGCTTCATGAAGACAACAAGAGGCTCGCTAATGGATGCTCGGAGCTCGTGAAAAAGTCTGACCCGGTCATTTTCCAGTACGCTTATGGCGAGCTCAGTGACAAGATTGAAAGTTTGAAAGAAGACATCATCAGACTCGACAAATGTCTGAGTAGAAGGCCTTGCGTTAAGGAGGAACGTGATGCAGAATGAAATGCTAGAGCAGAAAGTAGCCGAGCTTGAAAATAGGGTTAATTCCCTCCAAGCAACTCTAGAAGAATTAAAACAAAAGCTCGAGTGGCTGGAGAACCGAGTATATGCAATGCATATGAATTATTAAAGGAAGAACGTAAAATGGAGGTATAACATGAGTAAGTTTGACGAAACTAGAGAAGGCTTTATTGAGTGGCAGGCCACAAGAATCAAAGAGCTTGAATCGCAACTCGCAGAGCGTGATAAAACGATTGAAGTTCTCAAGGGATATTTGAACCAGTATGATGAAAACTGGGAGGACTACATATGAACTTACCTAAATCCTATTACACTGGGATATATAACGAACGTTGCTGGGACTATGGATGGCGAATAACCTTCCGCGGTTTCGGCGAAAAGCATCCAAATGGTTGGATAACGGCTGACAGACTTGACGAGTCTGAACAGATTGTACTTACGGACTCGGTAGTTATGCCGTACGATGAAATAAATCGAATCATTGTAAACTTTATGGAAAGCAAAGGAATCCCTGTACCGGAGGTGAAGGACCGTGGATGACCAGGTAAGCAATCTTGTAAATAGTATAGGCGCCATAGCAGAAATGACGCATTTGTTCTGTGACAATCTCGAAAAAGCGGGATTCACTCATCAGGACGCTATGTATCTGACTAAAGCATTTGTAACTGCAACTTTCTCGGCTGCAGTAGGTAATAAAGGAGGTAAGGACGAATGATAACATTGTCTGTAATTGCAATATGTGTATTATTCCTACTCTGTCTTTGGATAGGAATAATAGGTTCAATTTTGTCTGGCATACTCAGCGTCGCCGTTTGGCTCATGACGAAATGGTGGTTCTGGGTCTTAGTCGTCTTAGGGCTAATAATAGGATGTTGCTAAGGAGGTATAAAGCATGAACAAATATGAAGTTTATAACAATTTCGTGAAGGTAGGTCCGTATTACGAGTACATATGTTTCAACAGTCCTTGTAAGTGTAAGGACTGCGAGTTCGAGAAGCGTGTAAAGTCTTCGAGATGCTCGTATAACGCTATGGCTATGCATCTGTTCGACCGTACGTACATGAAAAACTGGAACGAGGTTCAGAAACTGGTACAGGCTCTGTTTGAGGAGGTATAAAGCATGAACAAGTATGAAGTTTATGATATGATAAAGAAAGTCGGCTCATTCTATGTAGTATGGTGCGGTTTTGATGTACCTTGCTGTGATTGTGAGTTCGATAAGAGGTATCCTCTTCCCAAAGGTGTAGAAAAATGTCCGTATAACGCTATGTCCCACGAGATGTTCAGACGTACATACATGAAAAACTGGAACGAGGTTCAGAAACTGGTACAGACTCTGTTTGGGGAGGGTGTGTAATGAGTAAGAAGGATAAGTTACTAGTTCATGAAATGTTCTGCTATCTATTCACTTTGATGATTGCTCTGTGTAACATGGTGATGGGCATATATAGCTTGACAGTTGCTATAGTAGCCATGGTGTTTCTGTTTGTAGGACTCGGTTTCAAATGGTGGGGGTCGAAAACAAAACCTAACCCTCCTGATAAGTGGGATTCGCACCTGAAGAGCGTGGAAGACCAATGGGGTAAGTCCGAAAAATAGTGCAAAATCGTGACACAGAAATTTTTAAAAACTGTGTCAAAACTGTGTAAAACTGTGTCAGAAACTGTGTTTTGGGTAAAATCTTGTGAGAACTTGTGAGGCTTGCAAGGTTGTAAGGACGCTCAAAACACAGATTTGACACAAAAAACTGTGTCAGAAACACAGTTTTGAAATAAAAACTGTGTCAGAAAATGGGTAAAAATATGCCAAAAACGGCCATTTTAGGCCCTTTTTAGGGCTTTTTCGGGCCCTTTGACACAGAAACACAGTTTTTTACTACTTTTTCAAGGTTGGTAAATAAAAATAAATATAGTATTATGTAAAAAGGGTTTGGAGAAAAAACTGTGTTTTTGTGTCACGAGCGCATTTTCGCGCCAAATACACCTCCTATTATGGGTACAACCCGTAATATTAATTTAAAGGAGACAAACTATGGCAAACATGAAGCAACTCAAAGGTATGGCAGACTATCTCATCACTGAGATCCAGAAGCCCACCACTTCTATGGAAGAACGAACTGAACTGATTAAACAGCTCGAATCCGTAGTGACTATGATGCAGAACGGCAAGTCGAAGAGAACATCTTCGGCCTGCGAAATCGTCAAAGCCGCTACTGGTATCGGAGCTGTTGTCGGCCCACTCGTATTCTATGGAATATGGATGGATCGTGGATTTAAGTTTGAGGAGGAGGGAACCTATACCTCTCAGACATTCAAAGGCTTGACCAACAAGTTCAGCCCCACAAGGATTTGAACGGACAACCCAACTAATGGGCTCAATTACAGAGCCTTTTAGTTTTTAAAAAAATCGCGTAGAAAACAAAGCCTTTTATGGAGGGAAGGGAGAAGAGTGCTCCACACTCATTCTCTAAACCCTATTACACGAACAGGTTACAAAGCCTGTTCTTTTTGATGAGGAGACAAATTATGGCAAATTTAGAAAGCCAGTTTCAGAGCAAACTGAAGAAAGAACTCGAAGCTCTGTTCCCTGGTTGTCTTGTTACAAAGCAAGAAAGTTACGTACAAGGTTGGCCCGACCTTCTCGTACTCTATAATGACAGATGGGCAACACTAGAATGCAAACGCAGTGCAACTGCTAAGCATCAACCAAATCAGGATTACTACGTATCAAGAATGAATCAAATGGGGTTCTCGAGATTCGTATGTCCTGAGAACAAAGAAGACGTACTTAAAGAATTGAAAGAATACTTTGAGAAGGAGTGACACCTATGGAGTGGATTAACCACAAGAATCTCGAAGGCTGCCACGCCTTCATGTCAGCATCCAAGCCCTCATGGCTTAATTACGATGACGACAAAATCTGCCAGGCTTACATGAATTCTATGGCTGCTGCTAAAGGCACCGAACTTCATGAGTTTGCATCTACTTGTATCAGACTCGGACAGAAGCTCCCAAGAAGCAAGAAGACGCTTAACATGTTCGTCAATGATGCAATTGGATATAAAATGCAGTCCGAGCAGCTTCTCTTCTATTCGGAGAACTGCTTCGGTACTGCTGATGCTATCTCATTTAGAGATGGACTTCTTAGAATCCATGACCTTAAGACTGGTGTAACCAAGCCTCATGAAGAACAGCTGTTCATCTATGCAGCTTTGTTCTGTCTTGAGTATCATGAAGACCCTAGACATATAGAAATAGAAACCAGAATTTATCAGAATGATGACATTCTCGCAGCTACGCCGGATTATGAAGTAATCATGCCTATCTGTGATAAGATTGTCCATTTTGATAATGTACTGAAGAAATTCAAAGATTTACAGGAGGCCTGATAAATGGACGTGTTTGAAATGGATGAGTACCTCGCCCATTATGGTGTAGGTCACAAAGACGGCGGCCATTCAGGTCGCTATCCCTGGGGCTCAGGTAAAGATGGAATGCAGAGACCTCAGGACTTCCTTGACAGAGTCAATCAGATGAAGGCTGATGGTTGGACTGAAACTGCTGATAACATTAGAGAAGCATTTGGATGTTCAACTACCGACTATCGAGCATTCTGTCAGGTTGCTAAGCATGACGTAAGAGCTGGGAAGATTTCTAAAGCTACTGCAATGCTTAACGAATGTAATGGTAACCGTTCAGAGGCTGCTAGACGCCTCGGAATGGCCGAAAGCTCTCTTCGTTCTCTTCTTGACGAGAATACTAAAGCTAACAAAGGAAGAGGCCTTGCAACTGCTGAAGTTCTTAAGAAAGAACTCAAAGAGAAGGGTATCATAGACGTTGGTAAAGGCGTTGAGACAGAACTTGGCATCTCTAACGAGACTATGAAAGAAGCAATCACTATCCTTGAGAACGAAGGTTATGTGTTTGCGAATGCCGCTATCAAACAGGTAACACAGAAGAATAAGCAGACACCTGTAAAGGTCATTGCCTCTCCTGAAATGGGCTTTGAGACTGAGAAAGACCTTCAGAGACAGGTTTATCAGGACCCTGCGTCCATTAAATCAGTCATGAACTATATGTCTGATGATGGTGGCTACACCTATAAGTCCAACCAGATGAAGTATCCTACTTCCATAGACTCTAATCGTATTAAGATTGTCTATGCTGAAGATGGCGGCCTTAAGAAGGATGGCCTTATTGAGATTAGAAGAGGTGTCGATGACCTTTCTCTTGGCCAGTCTCATTATGCGCAGGTTAGAATTCTTACTGACAATTCTCTGTATCTAAAAGGTATGGCTCTGTACAGTGACAACGTTCCTGACGGATATGACATTGCGTTCTACACTAATAAGAGTAAAGGCACCCCGAAAGAGAAAGTATTTAAACCTATCGAACACGATGAGTTTAATCCTAACAACCCGTTCGGTGCAGCAATTGACGCCCATGGCCAGACCTCATACACAGACAACAAAGGTAATGAGAAGCTTTCTGCTGTTAACAAGATTAAAGAAGAAGGCAAATGGGAGAAGTACAGCAAATCCCTGTCTCAGCAGTTCGTATCTAAGCAGTCTCTTGACTTTGCGAGAAAGCAGCTGAACCTCACTTATGCTGACAAAGAAGCAGAGTTTGAGGAAATCATGGCTATCGAGAATCCCACTGTAAGACGCAAGTGCCTCGAAGACTTTGCTGGTTCTTGTGATAGCGATAGAGTTGAACTTAAGTGTGCTGCTATGCCTAGACAGCACTCAAGAGTTCTGCTTCCTATGGAATCTCTTAAAGACAATGAAGTCTATGCGCCCGATTACAAAGATGGCGAGACAGTTGTTCTTATCCGATACCCTCACGAAGGCACGTTCCAGATACCGAGACTCGTTGTAAACAACAAGAATGCAGAAGGCAAATCAATATTGGGTAACTGCCACGACGCAATCGGTATCAACTCTAATGTAGCAGAGAAGCTGTCAGGTGCTGACTTTGACGGTGACTCTGTAACTATCTTCCCTGTTGGACCTAAAGTTAAAGTCAATACCAGAGACACACTGGAAGGACTTAAGGGTTTCAGTACTTCTGAGTACAAAGCTGACTATGAGCAGGTTAATCCTAAGACTGGCGAAACTGAGTACTATCGTGATGGTAAGAAGTACAAACTGCTTCCTAAGTCCAGAACTTCTTATGAAATGGGTGTCGCATCTAACCTCATCACTGATATGACTCTTGGTGGCGCATCAGAGGACGAACTTGCTAGAGCAACCAGACATTCTATGGTTGTCATTGACGCAGCTAAGCATAAGCTTGACTACAAACAGTCTTACATTGATAATGGTATTGATGAGCTTAAGAAGCTGTATCAGCGCAAGCCTGGTCAGATTGACGAGAAGACTGGAGAAGAGAAGTATGGTGGCGCAGCTACACTTCTGTCTAGAAGAAAGCAGGATGCTATTGTTCCTGAAAGAAGAGGACAGCAGCAGATTGACCCTGAAACTGGCGCAGCATACTGGAAAGAGTCAGGCCGTAAGTACTATGATAAAGATGGTAACCTCGTTCCTGCCACTATCAAAGTGCCTAAGATGTCCGTAACCGAAGATGCACATGATCTGAGTTCAGGAACAGACATGGAGAATCTCTATGCTGACTATGCGAACAAGCTTCTTGCTCTTGGCAACAGGACTCGTAAAGAACTCGTGGCTACACCTCGAATGAAAACTGACCCCACTGCAAAGAAAACTTATGAGGCTGAAAGAGAATCCCTCAAAATTAAAGTTGAAAGAGCAGAGGTCAATGCTCCAAGAGAACGCCAGGCTCAAGCAATTGCTAACAGTAAATTGAAAGCAATGATAGCAGCTGATCCGACACTGACAAGTAAAGAAAACAAGAAAAGATTTGATAAAATTAAGACTAGAGTTCTTAATGAAGCCCGTGAAACTGTAGGTGCTGGTTCAGCTCAAAGAAAGATTGAACTCACAGACAGAGAATGGGAAGCTATCAATAATGGTGCTGTTTCAGACTCCTTTGCACAGAGAGTATTCAGGTACTGTGAAGATGGTGTTGTTCGTGACCACGCTACACCTAGAAGTAGTAAAGGTCTGTCTACTGTTCAGATTAATCGTATCAAGAGCATGGACGCAGCAGGCTACACTATTGCGCAGATTGCGGCACGTCTTGGTGTATCTACATCAACCGTATCCGCCAGCCTACATTCTTAACGAAAGGAGTTACTATTATGGCACGCAAATGCTTTCTGACCACTATTGACAACCCTTACGATCCTTATGATCAGTTCGACGATTGGTTTCGCTATGACATGGATCAAGGCTACAGTTCGCCTTGTTATCTAGCACGTGTTGCTATCCAGTCTGATTTGCTAACTCCTTCTGAGAACGACCATGAGATGGAAGTTGCTATTGACAACATTATTGCTGTTGATCCTTTCAAGATGTACAAAAAGGTTGTCAAAGAGATAACAGAATAACAAATAAACTCGTACCACTCGAGAAACGAAGGGTATGGGGGGTCCTTCTAAAATACACCCCCTCCCGCATCGCCGGCCTCCTCGGAAATTCCCCGGGGGGAGCTTTGGCGAAGCGATTATATTCCCCTATTGGGGAGCTGCCGCGGCTATCTGGGTATACGCTTTATGTCTCCTTTCAACTCTACATGAACTATACACACCTCCATATATTTACACCCCAGATAGTCCCGGGAACTCCCCAATAAGTAAGCAAGAAAGGAGGCAGACTAATGCCTAAGTCTAAGAGAACTACCAAAGACGATGAAGATATTGGTATAAAACCAGCTCTAACTCCCGAAGGAGAAGAGAATCAGATGATAGCTTTGGCTATGGCTCAAGCCAAAAGGCAGCTTATGGAAGGTACTGCCTCATCTCAGGTGCTTACTCACTTCCTAAAACTCGGTTCTACTAAAGAAAGACTGGAACGAGAGAAGTTGGAAGAGGAGAACAAGCTACTGAGAGCAAAGACCGAGGCTCTTCAGGCCGCAAAGGACAGTGGAAAGATGTTCGAGGAAGCTATGAGGGCTTTCTCAGAGTACAGCGGAAATGGAGATGCCGAGAATGACTACTAAAACATATTCCGAGCTTAGCTCTTTGGGTTCATTCGAAGAAAAGTTCGACTACTTAGCTATGGGTAGTTCTGTGGGCTTCGACACCTTCGGATGTGACCGTATATTTAATCAGATGTTCTATCACTCAGAGGAATGGAAGCGTGCAAGACGTAGAGCAATCCTTCGAGACAGCGACGGTGACCTATGCTACGATTTAGGCGACTTCGACCATCCTATAGCTCGTCGAGTGGTGGTGCATCACATTAATCCGATAACAATAGAAGATATTCACAACGCAGACCCATGTCTATTCGACTTGGAGAACCTGATTTGTTGTGATGAGATTACTCACAAAGCTATTCACTACGGTTCGTTTGACTTAATCGACAACGACTATGTCGAGCGAAGCGAATTCGACACTTGCCCTTGGAAGAAAGGAGGTAATGCTTAGTGAGAAGTTTTAGACTGGCTAACGATGCCGGCGAGATTTGGCCTCTAGACGGTGAAGACGGCATTTACTTTCTCAGCCCAGAAGGTCTTGGATACAACGAAAGTGTTTCGGCCGGAAAAGTTGTTAGCGGTTTCTCAAAGAAAACTCATTCGGAGATTTCTTGGCCTAATCTGACTGGAACATTATACATCACGAAAATGTGCGATGCTAAGTCAGCGATCAAAAGGTTATCAACTGACAATAGTAAAGACGGCGTCTATGACACATACCTGAAGTTTACCGACTTTCTGATTAATGCGAAGCAGCTGTACTTCGACTACAATCCGTACCACGGAACAGAAGGAAGTGAGTATGCTAGAACCGAAGTAGCGCTTATGTCTATCGATAAGAGTGAAATCGTAGAAGGCGACACCCTTCAGTGCAAAATGACATTGGCTCGGCTTACGCCTTGGTATTACGTAGATGTTATACTGGATAGCGAAGGTGACATCAAAGACATCGCGGCGTCGATCGAATTAACACCCCCGGGCAGATTAGGTGCTCCGATCGATTCGTGTTTTCGAATAGAATTGGACGGAAACGAGGTTCCTGGCTCGATCACCAATCCTGGTTTCTTCATTACTCTTGACGAGGTTGATTCCAAAGGTCAGACTGTTCGGAATTTTGGAGAATGCAACATTTCGCCGTTTACTGGAGGAAAACTCGTATATTCGTCTAAATACAACGATGTACTTGTTCTTCGAAACGGAAGCAATATCATGGATAAAGTCGACATATCGAAAAATATTCTACTAAGAGCAAAGCTGACTAGTTCGAAAAATCGTCTTATACTATTAATGGATGACACTTGTTCCGAAGGTGTTCCTTGGTACGCTTGTTCATATAAAGTGTATCGTTACGACTACTACAGGAGCGTGTAAGCCATGCTGTTCATACGAGATAAACACACGTTTAAAACATTGTGGTACGGGGAGCCGTCTAGCTGGAGTAATCTTCCGTTGGGCTCCGATGAGAACTCCTCTGGTACTATAGTTGTACGAGACGCCAAAATCTCGCTCGATAGACAGGGCGACATAGCTTGTATGGATGGTCATGTTTGGGTTATCGACAAGATTACTCATGACCCAGACACTGGCACATCGTCTATAAGTGTAAAAGACATCATCAATCTGTTCTATTACATATACCAGTCTACCTGGAAGCAGCAGTCTTCGGCAGAAGAGTACTATAAGAATATAGTCACATATCACTATGCTCAGCACCCAGACGATTCGTTCTATAAACGACCATATCTAGAGGCATCTACGGATCTAGTTGGCGGAAAAACTACTCTGCAGGAGCCCGAGTATACCGAAGGTACGATGTTTAAAGAAGACGAATACCTAAGGAAGCTGTGCACATCAATAAACGGTATGCGTTTCGGCACGAAGTATGATAAAGACAAACTTCATATCACATTCTGGCACCGCAGCAACACTCCGCACAAAGTTGTATTTGGCGACGGACACAATTTCTTGAAGTCACAGGATTTCAGTAAGGATATAGTGGCGAAAGTTACAGTCACAGTCGTGGCAAAAGTCGGATCTGGCTCATCCCAAACCACGTTTACAGAAAAACAGATACCTTACTACCTACAACCCGACAGTTCGGTGGAACGAGATAAAGTACCGAGTCCGAGAATTGAGGGTAAGTGGATAAATAGGCATGTCGAATGTTCTGTATCAAACTGGAGTAAAGCCAATGCGTATAGCTCAGGGGCGTTGGTTAGAAATACAGCCTATGGCGATTACGTTTATAGAGCTAACAACGATATCAAAGCTAATACTGATTGGAGTTGGAGTGACTGGACTCGTTACGCCCTGTCTATAGCTGAGCAGGAAATCCTGAATAACGTAGACACCTATAAGATAGAGTTCTACTCCGACCAAAAGTTCCAGTGGCAGGATCGAATTACTATGAAATTCGAAGATGGCAAAGTCTTCACCGGTATAATCACAGAAGTATCTATAAGTTCTGACGACGATAGATACTACTACAAAGTCGGTAGCCTACCTAACACGGTTACCGAGAAACTCAAGAAGAAATACAAATCAAAATAAGGAGGGTATCGTATGTATAGCCCCTTAGCCACTTACGTTCACTATGACAATGATACGTATGGTGTTCGGGATCATGTAATTGATACTATAAGCATCCATTGTTACGCCTGCCAGGTAACCGGTAAGCGTGGCGTGGAGGGCTTGGTCGAAAGACGCTCAGCATCCGCTAACTATGTAGTCGGCTACGATGGCGTTATCGGTTGTAATGTTCCCGAAGAGAACGGTTCTGTATGTACATGTTCCAGAGCTAACGACATGCGTGCAATCACTATCGAGGTTGCATGCGAACCCACCGCTCCGTACAAAGTTACCGATGCAGCTATGAAGTCACTTGTCAATCTTCTCGTAGATTGCTGCAAACGTAACAAGATTCCGGAGCTTCGCTGGAAAGCAGATAAGTCTCTCATTGGACAGGTGTCTAAGCAGAACATGACGGTCCACCGTTGGTTCGCCAACAAGGCCTGCCCTGGCGACTATCTGTATGAAAAGCACTACTACATCGCTTCAGAGGTTAACAAACGTCTGAAAGCTGAAAAGGAGGAAGAAGAAATGACCCAGGAACAGTTTAATAAGTTCATGGCTAATTACCTCTCCGAAAAGAATAAGAAAGCCGGCGCTGCCTGGTCTGAAGAAGCTCGCGATTGGGCTGTCAAGAACGGCGTATTCGCTGGCGATGGAAAAGGTAACTACAGTTGGCAGGGTTTTGTAACTCGTGAGCAGCTGTCTCAGGTTCTTATGAACCAGTGGTCTCTTATCGAGACTCTTGCAGACAAAGCAGGGGTTGATAAGAATGAGCTTTTCGAAGAGTTCAAGAAGAATCTGAAAATCACTGTAGAGTAAGGAGGACTATCCATGGAAGATAGCATCCTAGATACAGTAAAACTAGTCGTCGGATTGAGCACTGAATATACACCGTTTGACACTCAGATCATCATCGCCACTAACATGGCATTTGGCAACCTCCAGCAGTACGGAGTAGGCCCGGAGGAGGGCTTCCGTATCACTGGACCTGATGAGACTTGGTCAAGCTACCTTAACGATGAGCTTACCCTTGAAATGGTCAAGGAGTTTGTCCCTCTTAAGGTAAAAATGGTGTTCGATCCTCCGGCTTCTGGCATTGTAGCAGAAGCATATAAAGCAAACATCGCAGAACTGGAATGGAGAATCATTCATGCTGCTGAGATGTTGAAGGAGGATTGACTATGGCAGTAGTCACTCCGATCAAAATCAGAATGGCTTGTATCGATGCAGCCGAGAAAGGTGTATGCTATAAGAAGATATATGAAACTATATACCTTCCGAATATGCCCGACGACCCGATGCCATACAGGTCGTTCTCAGGTAACATGGCAAGATGGCGAAAGTCAAACTACGCATCTTTAGCCACTCTCAATGCCGGAACATATGAGGGTTTTACAGCTCACAATGCTACTGTCCAGGTTTCTCGTGATGGACAGGTTGTCCAGGCCTGGATTAAGCAGAGTGCTGATGCTGTAGATCCTAACATTTTTATAGAAGCAGTAAAGAAATCTGTCGAGCCTTACGAGTATGTACAGGTTCCTCTCGAAGATGCTCACAACATGCTGGAAATTCCTCTCTTTGACATGCATTGGGGCATCAACGACTTCAAGTATTATCAGCCGGTCTTAGATGAGATTCTTGATGTAATCAATTCCAAGAATTGGCACAAGATTGTCATACCCTTTGGTCAGGACTTCTTCCACAACGACAGCGTGGTGAAGGGCGAGACCACTAAGGGCACCAAGATTGACAAGGTTGATATGCAGAAAGCTGTCGAGGATGGCAAACGATTCATGTTTGCTATCATGGAAGCCGCTATAAACAAAGCTCGAGAGGTTAACGTGTTCTACTCATGTGGTAACCATGACTGCAGCATGTCGTGGATGTTTGTACAGGTGCTGAAAGAGAGATATGGCAAGGCAATAGTAGACGATTCTATAGAGAACCGTAAGTGTGTAGCCTATGGACAGACAGCAATCATGTACACTCACGGCGACTCAAAGCAGGCAACTGCTAAGAACCTCGCCCACATCTTCCCGATTGCATTCCCTCAGGAATTTGCATTCGCCAAGGTCCGTGAGGTCCACGCGGGTCATCTTCACCATGAGGCAGAGGCTGACATCTTCGGCGTTATGGTGCGCCGACTGTCCAGCGGTACTGCTACGGATGACTGGACAGACAAAGAAGACTTCGTCGGGGCTCATAAGAGATTCATGCTCTTTGAGTATAGCCCGGTGAAGCTTCGCGCCATCTATTACATTTAAGGTGGTGAATCAAAATGGACTATAATTCTACTATAGCTCCGGAATGCTCTGCTGAAGAGTTCGCGGACCGCCTGGCTCATAGCGGCATCCTTGGCATGAAGTGGGGTAAGAGAAACGGACCTCCGTATCCTCTGTCCAATAAGCAGCGTTCGGCTGCAGAACGTGACGCTAATCCTACTAGTGCTAGTGCGAAAGACCGTTACGATGACAGCGATTCTAAGTCTGGCCATTCTTCTGGAAAGCGTGAGCTCACACCCGAGGAGATTGACAAGCTCGTTCTTCAGAACCAGCAGAGAATCATGTACAGCGACGACTATGAGTACATATGGAAGAATCGTCAGAAGCTCACCACTGAACAGTGGCAGGAAGTTTCGAAGCGAGTGACCGCTCAGAAAGTGCTGTTCGACAACATGGCGAAGACTCATAAGCCTACCAAGAAAGAGAAGTTCATGAAGAAAGTCAACAAGTTCGGCTCTGCAGCAGGTAAAGCTTATAAGTTCTACAACGCAAATCAGAAGGCCATTGAAAAGCTGTACAAAGACGTCAGCAAGGCCGTAAACGAAGCAGAAAAGGCGGCTAAATAACAATGCTAAGCAACACAGCTACGCCACGGTACTATGGCGAATTCAGGGATGCTGTTCTAAGAGGAGAGATTCCGGTCTGTAAAGAAATCTCCATGGAGATGAACCGAATCGACGACCTTATCAGGAACCCTGGAGTTTGGTACGATGACGAAGCTGTGGAAGGCTTCGTTAAATTCTGTGAGAACGAGCTCACTCTAACAGATGGTTCAGACTTACACTTACTGCCTACATTCAAACTGTGGGCAGAGCAAATCTTTGGTTGGTATTACTTTGTCGAAAGAAGCGTCTACGTCCCCGGCGAGAACGGAGCCCCCGGCACCTATGTTAATAAGGTTGTCAAACGTAGACTTATCAACAAGCAGTACTTGATAGTTGCCCGAGGCGCAGCTAAATCAATGTACGCTTCATGCCTCCAGGCATTCTTCCTCAACGTTGATACCTCAACCACACATCAGATAACCACAGCTCCTACAATGAAACAGGCGGAAGAGGTTATGTCTGCTATTCAGACCGCTATCATTCGCTCAAGAGGACCGTTGTTCAAGTTCCTCACATTCGGTTCGTTGCAGAATACTACCGGTAATAAGAAGGACCGCACTAAGCTGGCTTCTACTAAGAAGGGTATAGAGAACTTCATTACCGGTTCCCTCCTCGAAATCAGACCTATGAGCATTGCTAAGCTTCAGGGTCTTCGTACAAAGTATGCGACGGTCGACGAATGGTTATCTGGTGATATTAGAGAAGACGTCATAGGCGCAATTGAACAGGGTGCGTCTAAACTTGATGACTATCTTATAGTGGCAACCAGCTCCGAGGGTACCGTTCGTAACGGTGCTGGTGATACAATCAAAATGGAGCTTATGGACATTCTTAAAGGTGACTACAAGAATGAACATGTGTCTATTTGGTACTATAAGCTTGACAGCATAGAAGAAGTTAACAACCCCGAGATGTGGATAAAGGCCCAGCCTAACCTAGATAAGACAGTCACATACGAAACCTACCAGTTGGATGTAGAGAGAGCAGAGAAAGCTCCCGCATCCCGTAATGATATTCTGGCCAAGCGTTTCGGGATCCCTATGGAAGGCTATACATATTTCTTCCCATACGAAGAAACACTTCCTCATCGCAAGCGTTCATACAACGGTATGGCCTGCGCACTTGGCGCGGACTTGTCACAGGGCGATGACTTCTGTGCTTTCACATTCCTGTTTCCTTTACCCGACGGGTCGTTCGGCGTAAAGACAAGAAACTACATTACGACCAATACAATGATCAAGTTACCGGCAGCTATGCGGTTTAAGTATGACGAATTCATGAAAGAGGGAAGCCTTATCGTAATGGAAGGCGTAACTCTGGAGATGGAGGATGTATACGACGACCTCGATAAGTTTATCATAGATATGGACTACGACGTTCGTTGTTTCGGCTATGACCCTTACAACGCACCAGAGTTCGTCAAACTGTACGTTGCTGATAATGGCCCGTTCGGTGTCGTCAAAGTCATTCAGGGCGCCAAGACAGAATCTGTTCCTCTCGGTGAGCTCAAGAAGCTCTCTGAGGAACGCATGCTTCTGTTTGACGAAGACCTCATGACCTTTGCTATGGGCAACTGCATTGCCCTAGAAGACACCAACGGCAATAGAAAACTCTATAAGAAACGTTACGACCAGAAGATAGACGCTGTAGCAGCTATGATGGACGGCTACATCGCCTACAAAGCAAATCGTGACGCATTTGATTAAGAAGGAGGTAACGGAACTATGATTCCTGAATCATACCTATCCCACGCGTTTGGCGAACAGAGAGCGAATCATAGATACATCGCCAGAGTTCCTATCGGTAACAACCGAAATCGATATTTCTACTCTATTGACGAGTATCGCGCATTCCGAAACGGCGGCAGAAAGTCTCTCGGTGATCGACTGGATGCAGCTCGTTCTAAGGCGGCGAAGAACGTTGGCGATGTGTCCAAGACGATTGCTAATCGCAATCAGGCCGTTAAGAAGAAAGCTGAAGACGCTACATGGAACGCTTTGTCCAGAATTAACAAGGGTCTGAGCGGACGTAGCACACCTAAGACTACAAATCAGGTTAAGTCTACCGGTGGTACGTCGCACAGCACTAAAATCTTCAGGGATTACGTTGACACAATGACCGACCCGAAGAAACGAAGTCAGCAGCTTCAAAATGAAAAGGACAGAAACCGTCGCATGACTGACCAGGGTGTTATTGGTGAAATGAAGCGGGGATACAACGGCATTGTCGACGACATGAAGTCGACCAAAGACAGAGCTGTGTCTTCGGTTAAACGAGACTACGAAGGCATGAAGAAAGATGTCGACAAAGTTAAGAAGACTGTCTCTGATACCAAGAACGATCTTGGCAAGAGCATTAAGAGACCTATAGATTCCGGCGTCGACAAGAATTCTGCAATGAAGAAGCAGATTGATGCTATGAAGAAAGCCAACCGTGCTATGAACATTCAGACCAATTATAAAGGCGGATATAACATCAAACCCCTCACAAATCTGGACGTCATTTCTACTACTGCTGCTAAAGGTGCGGCTAACGTCGCCAATCGAGTATCTGCTCAGGCAGCAACAAAGACCAAGGAGCATATGGCAGAAGCTAAGAAACAGGTCAACGAAGGTGTAAAGCGTTCTGAGAATTACTGGTCTAAGAAGAAAGACACTGAGAAGGATGTCGCGGATGCTTACGACGAAGTAAGCAAGAAGATCAAATCTACTGCTGATAAAGGCAAGGACTTCATCAATGATCTGTTCGATAAAGCTAAAGATGCCGCTGATGACGTTGTTGATACTGTCAAGAGTACAGGTAAAGAAGCTTCTTCTAGAGCAAGCAAAAAGTTCGAAGAGCTTGGCTCACAAGTTAAATCCAAGATAGAAAAAGCTATGGAACCTGAAATCGAAGTTACTTATGATGAGCCGAAGTTTGTCGATGCTGGCTCCAAGAATTCCAACTCTATAAAGAATAACACTAGTGGTTACAAGAGAGGAACTCGGGAGTACTATGAAAATGCAGTAGAACAGAAGCTTTCCAACGGTCATACTATTACCGTCTACCCTGACGGCCGTACTAGGGAATGGACTGAAGATGAAAACGGTAAGAAAACTTACTACCATGATAACGATGAATACAAAGATGTACGCGACTTGACATGGGAAGACATTATCGGTATCTCAAAAGAAGATATACCGCAAGCTAGAAAAGAATTTAAGCAAGCGTTAAACGAGCTTCGGAAAGTAGTTAAATCGAAAAACCTTAGCGAAAAAGATATCGAAGCCGAGTTCGCTAAAAACGGAATGTCCCATACCGAATATAAGATGATGATGGCATTCTTAGATGGCGAAAAATTCGATTGGCGTTGGCTATTGGGAAAGGACTGATCAAAATAAAATGGTAATTCCTGAATCATACCTCGCCCACGGTCTGTTCGGCAGAGGCGAGGAAAGAGCTAATCATAAGTATGTAGCCCGTATACCGACCGGCAAGAACTCTTACAGGTACTTCTACAGTGCTGCAGAGTATAAAGCATACAAGGCGAGCAAGAGTGTCGGAAACCGCATCGATAAGACGAAGGACCGCACATCTAACACTGTTTCTGCATACAACAATAAAGTACGTAACCAAACAAAGAAGCCGAAAAGTATCTCCGATTTCACCAAAGGCATGCGTAATTATACCGATTCATTAAAGAATAGTCGAATTGATGTAAAACCGAACGGCGCTAGAGATTACTCCTCAGCTACTAATGCCAAGATTGCTGGCACTTCGGTAAACAGAAACATGGAAAACATACTCGACCGAGTATATGAAGCAGTAACCAAGGCTAACGGTCATATGTACAACGTTCAGGATCACATGAACGCTATGCATCCTGCGGAAGATAAGTCCATAAAATACAAGACCAAGAAGCAGAAGCAGTACAATAACATGGATGATTTCAAGTCTGATATGCAGAAGAGCACAGAAGCACTTAAGAAAGGTATCCATGTTGATAAACTGGAGCCACTAGACGTTATTTCTACTGCTAGAGCCCAAAACGACGCTACTGCTGCAAACCTTGACATCAGCAATTCGATCGATAAGATCAATGACTACGCCAAGGCCGCGAAAAATAGTTCTAATATCGCTATAAGTAACACTCGAAACACGAAGAGTTTGAATGATTACTGGAACGGTCAAGGCCCCGGAAACAATCCTACCGATAAGAAGATTAAGAGCGCTGTTGACAAGGGTAAGGACTTTGTTAACGGTGTTTATAGTGACGCATCGAAGACTGTCAAAGCAACTAAAGCTGACGTAGAAGCTGGCTATCGCAAAGTTATGTCCGCGGTTAAGAAGTACGGCGATGAAATTTCCGATTGGCCGAAGGCTGCTCAGAAAGAATACTATGAGTGGCTTAGTAAGTATCACGAGCTGACCGGAAGATAATAACAAAAACTATCACCAAAGAAAGGCGGTGATAAATCAAAATGGCAACTATAGGATCCAGGTTTAAGAACGCCTGGAATGCATTCCTGAGCCGAGAACCCACAAAGTGGGATTATGGCCAGGGTTCTTCTCGAAGACCCGATAGACGAGTAAGTTATACGGGTAAAGAGAAGACAATTATAAATTCTATAACTAACCGTATTGCTGTCGATGCAGCATCTATAGACATGAAACATGTTCAGCTCGATAAATTCGGTCGTTATATGGACGACAAAGACTCAATGCTTAACGAATGTCTAACGGTTGAAGCAAACATAGATCAGACTGGTCGTGCATTTATGCAGGACGCTGTCGAGACTATGTTCGACTGTGGACACGTTGTAATTGTTCCTACTGAAGCTGATAGGAATGCCGAAACCGGAGCATTTGATGTCTATAGCATGCGTACTGGTCGAGTAACCCAGTGGTATCCCCAGCATGTTAGAGTCGATCTGTATAACGAACGTACCGGTAAACACGAAGAGATTACTATTCGTAAGTCTGCCGTATGTATCATACAGAATCCGCTCTATTCTATCGTCAATGAACCTAACTCTACGGTTCAGCGACTCTTACGAAAGCTTGCCCTTTTGGACTCTATTGACGAACAGGCTGGCGCTGGCAAGATAGACCTTATCATTCAGCTCCCGTACTCCATTCGTTCTGAAGCAAGACGAAAGGAAGCCGATAAGCGTCGTAAAGACATAGAGACTCAGCTTACCGATAGCAAATACGGTATTGCTTACACCGACGGCACAGAGAAGATTACCCAGCTTAATAGACCGCTGGAGAACAACCTCCTCAACCAGATTGAGTATCTGACAAACCAGGTGTATGCTCAGCTTGGTATCACTCAGGCAATTCTTGACGGTTCTGCCGATGAGAAGACCATGCTGAATTATTATAGTAGGACAATTGAGCCTATTCTTTCTGCTATTGCAGAAGAGATGAAACGCAAGTTTCTCACTAAGACTGCTCGTACTCAGGGTCAGTCAATCATGTTCTTCCGTAACCCGTTCAAACTTGTTCCGATATCCCAGATTGGCGACATTGCAGATAAGATGACTCGTAACGAGATTCTTACATCCAATGAAGTCCGTCAGGAAATTGGTTACAAGCCCTCTAGCGACCCCGGTGCAGACGAGCTTAGAAACAAGAATCTGTCTGCTCCTGCCGATGGGATGAATGGAGACCCGGGTACTGGAGAATGGGTAGACCCCGCAGTAGAAGCACAATTAAATGAAGAGGAGGAATAAATCAAAATGGCAAAGTATGACTTTGCTGGTTGGGCTAGCAGAAACGACCTAAAGTGTTCTGATGGCCGTACAATCAGGAGAGATGCTTTCAAGGATTGCGATGGACTTAAGGTTCCTCTCGTATGGAGCCACGACCATAACAATCCGAGCAATGTACTCGGTCATGCCATGCTGTACAACCGTCCCGAAGGCGTTTGGGCGGAATGCACTTTTAATAACACCCCTCGCGCACTTGATGCAAAGGAAAGTGTTATCCACGGTGACGTAGAAGCAATGTCCATTTGGGCAAACAAGCTCACCCAGGACTCTAAGCGCAATGTACTGCACGGAATGATTCGTGAAGTAAGCCTTGTTCTGTCTGGCGCAAATCCCGGTGCTTTCATCGAGGAGATTGCATGCCATGGCGACGATGGTGAAGAGGCTATTATCTATGCTAACGACTTCGAGCCTCTGGAGCTCTTCCATGGAGATATGGATGACGACGAAGAGGACGACGAGACTATCGGCGATGTCCTTGCAACTCTGAATGAGAAGCAGATGGGCGCTGTTATGGCAGTTCTCGAAGACGCTGTTGGCTCTGGCCTTGAGCATTCCGAAGATATCGAGAGTGACGATATCGAAGACATTTATCACTCACTTACAGAAAAACAGCAGGAGGCAGTGGACATTCTTGTAGGCGCTGCCCTTGAATCTAATAATTTCGACAATATCGAAGGAGGAAATTCCATTATGGCACACAATATCTTTGACGCAGATTACGAAGAGCAGTATGACGACGTTCTGACCCACAGCGACGAGGTCGCTATCATCGAAGATGCAAAGCGCTACGGCTCCCTGAAGGACAGCTTCCTTGCACACGTTGACGGCGGCGATACTGAACTCCCCGCATACGGCTTTGCAAACATGGACTACCTGTTCCCCGAAGCACAGGCACTGTCCAAAATCCCCGAGTTTATCAACAAGCCCAACGAATGGGTAAAGACCGTCATGAATGGCGTACATCGCTCTCCCTTCAGCCGTGTAAAGACCCTGTTCGCTGACATCACCATGGATGAGGCTCGTGCAAAGGGCTACATCAAGGCTCACATGAAGAAGGAAGAGGCATTCCGCCTGCTCAAGCGTAGCACCGACCCCACCACCATCTACAAGAAGCAGAAGATGGACCGCGATGACATCATCGACATCACTGACTTCGACGTAGTTTCCTGGATCCGTGGCGAGATGCGCGTAAAGCTCGACGAGGAAATCGCACGTGCAATTCTCGTAGGCGACGGTCGTTCCCTCGCAGACGAAGACCACATCCCCGAGGACCACATCCGTCCTATCTGGAAGGATGAGGACTTCTTCACCCTTAAGAAGGAAGTAAACGTTCCTGCAGACGCAACCGACTCTGAGATCGCTCGCGAGTTCATCCGTTCCGCAATTAAGTCTCGTAAGGACTATCGTGGTTCCGGCAGCCCCACTCTCTTCACCACCGAAGACGTACTTACCGACTGCCTCCTCATCGAGGACCTCAACGGCCGTGTCATCTACGACTCCGAGGCAAAGCTTGCTACCGCTCTCCGCGTAAGCAAGATCGTAACCGTTCCTCAGATGGAAGGTCTGCAGCGTGAGGTTTCTGGTGTACAGCGTCCTCTCCTCGGCATCATTGTCAACCTCGACGACTACAATGTTGGTGCTGACAAGGGCGGTGCTATCAACATGTTCGACGACTTCGACATCGACTACAACCAGCAGAAGTACCTGATTGAGACCCGTATCTCCGGCGCTCTCACTAAGCCTTCTTCCGCTATCGTTCTCGAGAAGACCATCCAGGCTTAATCTACATAGATGGCTAAGTTCTACGGGAAAGTAGGGTACACGGAAACCGTAGAATTAGAAGACTGTCCGGGCGTATGGGAAGACCAGATAACTGAACGTGATTACTATGGCGACATTCTGTCGCTGTCTAGGAGACTTGAGGGTTCTCAGGACTCTACGATTGACGGAATAAACCTTAGCAATCGCATCAGCATCCTGGCTGACCCATACGCTCTTAACAACTTTGCAAACATCAGATATGTAATATTCGGCGGAGCAAAGTGGAAAGTCTCGACGGTTGAAGTTGAGTACCCAAGACTGATTCTCAACGTAGGAGGTCTCTGGAATGGCTAATCTTTACTGGAAAGACCGACGAATAGAGATACACAAGATGTTCCAGGAGCTTCTTGGCCCTGGTAACGAGAAACACGTGTATTACAATCCTCCTGAGGGAATCAAAATGGAATACCCTGCCATACGGTATATGAGAGACGGAATACCGTCCCGTGCCGCAGATGACATGGTATACAAGACGAATCATACTTATATTTGTACACTTATCACTCGTGAGGCTGATAGCCCGCTTGTAGACGCAATGGCTAAGCTCCCTCACATCAGATACAGTAGACACTATAAGGCTGATAACCTAAATCACGACATATTTACAATTTATTAAAGGAGGCCAATAATTATGGCAAAAGGCAATCTTCTTGACCTGTTCGATAAGGACGGCACTCGTCTGTATGAAACTGGTGTTGCTAACTGTGCACTCTTCGTATACGATGTAGACAATAGCGACTATGGTAAGACCAGCGCGGAAGGCGGCGTCTGTTGGAATGGTATCACCTCCATTTCCGAGAGCCCCTCTGGCGCAGAAGCAAACCCCATTTATGCAGATAACATGAAGTACCTGAACCTCTTCTCTGCAGAAGAGTTCGGTGCTACCATCGAGGCATACACCTACCCCGATGAGTTCGCTCTCTGCGACGGTTCCGCAGAGCTCGTTGCTGGCGCTTACTTCGGTCAGCAGCCCCGTAAGATGTTCGGTCTTGCTTACAAGACCAAGGAAGGTAACGACGTTGTTGGCGAAGCTTACTCCGAGAAGCTCCACATCATCTACGGCGCAAAGGCATCTCCTTCCGAGAAGCAGTATCAGACCATCAACGACAGCCCCGAGGCAATCACCTTCTCTTGGGAGCTGACCACCACCCCTGTAAAGTTCACCATCGACGGTGTTCAGTACAACACTGCTAACATCGTTGTTGATAAGGCAAAGGTCGGCGCTACCAAGTATGCTGCACTCGAGAAGATCATCTACGGCGAAGGCTCTGGTGAAACCGCTGTCGGCGGCTATCTGCCCCTCCCCGACGAGGTTAAGACTATTCTCCAGGCATAATCTGGACTATATAACTGAAAACTAATTGTTTGGGGACGTAATCAGTATAAGGCTGGCGTCCCCAGCCCTCTTACTTTTGAAAGGAGTAAAATATTACTATGATTAAGAAGACTGTTACTTACATTGACTACAATGGTGTAGAGAAGACTGAAGATTTCCGTTTCAACCTGACTGAAGCAGAGCTCATCGAAATGGAGCTCGAGGTCGGCGGCGGTCTCACCGAGCAGATGAAGGCTATCGTAGCCGCTAAGGATGTTCCCGAAATCATCCGTGTATTTAAGAAGCTCATCCTCAGAGCTTATGGCGAGATGTCCCCCGACGGCAAGTACTTCATGAAGGTAGACAAGGAAGGTAATCCCCTGTCCCTCATGTTCTCTCAGACTGAAGCTTATTCCAAGATTTTCATGGAGCTCGCTACTAATGATGAGAAGGCTGCAGAATTCGTAAACGGTATCGTTCCCAAGCACATTTCTGAAGAGGCACGAAAGCAGCTGACCAGCAATGCTTGAGATTACAGTCCCTAAGACAGAATTATGGGACGAGGTAAATAACTGTTTCGTATACTCCAAAGAGACTACGCTTCAGTTAGAGCATTCACTAATTTCTGTATCTAAATGGGAATCAAAATGGCATAAACCGTACTTCTCGGAGGGCGTTGAGCGCACAACAGAGGAAGTCCTGGATTATATTCGCTGTATGGTCATATCGAAGCCACCTGACGACATTGTTTTCAGGTGTCTTACGAGCGACAACATCAAAGCTATCAATGAATATATTTCTGATGAGCACACCGCTACTACATTCGGTGAAATCAAGTCCCGAGGTCCTCGCAACCGAGAGATACCAACCAGTGAGCTTATATATTACTGGATGATTGCTCACAACATACCGTTCGAATGTCAGAAATGGCATATCAACAGACTACTCACACTTATACGCATATGCAACATTAAGTCCGGTCCTCAGGAAAAGATGAAGCCCGGCGATGTTATGAGGCAGAACGCTGCTCTGAATGCGCAGAGACGCGCTGCCATGAAATCTAAAGGATAAATGAAAGGAGGGTTGCTGAGTTATGGGCTTTAAGTTAGTATCCAAAGGTGACTATAGCCGAGCCACAGCCTATCTCAAACATATTCAGAGACGAATATTCGAAGTTGATTTCACTAAATACGCTGACCAGGCTGTAGAAGCATTACGCTCAGCAACCCCAGTTGATTCTGGGTTAACCGCGGATTCATGGTCTTATGAAATCCGCAAAACTAGGACTAGAGTGGAAATCTCCTTTACCAACTCAAACATTGTGGAAGGGGTTCCGATTGCTATCATACTTCAGTATGGACATGGCACCGGTACAGGAGGCTGGGTCGAAGGCCGAGACTACATAAACCCCGCTGCACAGCCACAGTTTGATGAAATAATCAAGTATGCATGGAAGGAGGTTACTAAGATTTGAGCAATGAAATAGACGATAGAGTAGTATCGTTATCGTTTGATAACTCTAGATTTAACAAGAACGTAACAGATACTATGGACTCCTTGGATGCGCTTAAGAAGAAGTTACAGTTTGATAGCGCTGGAGACAGCTTTAAAGCTATCGAAGAAGCTTCTGATAAGGTAAATTTCAAGAATATGGAGAACAATATCGACAAGATTGCTGATAAGTTCTCTGTGCTTGGTATCATGGGCAAACGTGCCCTTGAGAACATTACTGACTCGCTTATGAGCACAGTAACCAACGCCTTCGGGAAAGTCACAAGTTTCGTAAAGAACGGTATCGTCCAAGGTGGTCTCAACAGAGCTATGAACCTGGAAAAGGCACATTTCCAGTTGCAAGGATTGCTCAAAGATGAAAAAGAAGTCCAGGCTGTAATGGCAGACGTAGACGCTGCAGTTAGTGGTACAGCATATGGCTTGGACGCAGCAGCGCTTGTCGCATCTCAGTTGGCAGCATCAGGTATGCGAGCCGGTGATGAGATGGCATCGACGCTGAAGGCTGTAGCAGGCGTAGCAGCTATGACCAGCAGTGAATACAGCGAAATAGGTCGTATATTCACTCAGGTCGCAGGCAATGGTCGTCTAATGGGCGACCAGTTACTGCAGTTGTCCGTAAGAGGTATTAACGCTGCGGCTACTATGGCTGATTATTACAATAAGCTAGACGAAACGTTACACATCACAGAAGCTGATATTCGAGATCTTGTGTCGGATGGCAAAATTAGTTTCGAAGACTTCGCAGCAGCAATGGACGATGCGTTTGGCGAGCATGCGAAGAAAGCTAACGAAACCGTCGATGGCGTATATAAGAACCTTAAATCAGCATTTGGCCGAATAGGCGCTCTGTTCGTATCTCCTATGATTGAACAGAATGGTCCGCTGGTCAAAATGCTTGATGCAATAAGACTCAAAGTAAATGACATAAAAGCAGAGTTGGTTCCGATAGCCGAAACGGTAACCACAAAGCTAAACGGTGCCATAGAGAAAATCACAGAAAGAATCGAGAAGCTCGATTTTCGTTCTGCTTATACTAAGTTCTCCGACAACCTTAAAGCCGCTGGTACCGATATGGATACATTCCAGAAAGCACTGGCTGCAGTCCTTAAAGAAGACGGTAAGAGCTTAGACGACATTATAAATAAGTACGGCTCTCTCCGTAAGGCCTTTAAGAAAGGCGCTATAGCTAAGAACACTATCATCAAAGCGCTTCAGAGAATCGGTAAGCCTCTTAAGGATACCGCCGATGCCACCGCTAAACTCAAACATTCTTGGGAAGAGCTCGATAAGATTTCTTGGAGAGTAATCCGAGGCGATTTTAGTGTCGGTGCCGAAAGAATGAAGATGCTTGCTGACGAAGGCTGGGACTATGCAACTGTTCAGGACCTCGTAAACAGGAAGATGTGGAAGATGTCCTACAGTGCAGAAGACTATGCCGACGCTCTTGCAGCCATGGGTGAAGAAGAGGACATCAACACCAAAACTATTGCTGAGATGGCTGAGGCCATGAATGACGCTGACAGCGAGATGAGCAAGATTTGGAAGGCTATGTCTACCGAATCTGGCAAAGCTATCATCTTCGAATCTCTGTCTAATATAGTCATAGGCCTGTCTCAGCGATTCAGAGCATTAAAAGAAGCAATAGCTGATGTGTTCTTCGGAGAACGAAATGAAGTATCCGCCGACAGAATGTACAAACTTTTAAATGCGTTCCGTACATTCACCGAGAAGTTCCTCGTAAACGACGAGAAGTTCGAGAAGATTAAACAGACATTCGTCGGTTTGTTTGATATCATCGATCTTCTTAGACGAGCAATTGGCTTCGGACTTAACATAGCTTTTAGAACTATACTAGGTGTTCTAAACGCATTTCATCTTTCAGCTATTGAAGTCGGAGCCGCTATTGGTACAGTCATAGACAAAGTTCATGATTGGATTACAAGTCAGAACATCGTCACTAGAACCGCAAAGAAACTTACTAATATCATAACTAAGATTATCACAGCGCTAAAGAATCTTGTAAATAAAATTAAAGAAACTAAAATATTCCAAACGATTTGGTCTAAGATACTTAATATCATTCAAAATGTTAAGAAAGAATTCCCGAAACTTATTGAATCGTTTAAGAGTCTAAACGGATTTAATTTCGAGAACATAACTAAAGCATTAGGACACATTAAAGACTTCTTCGTGAAGATATTTACTGGCGGTAAAGACGCTAAGAAGTCTGGCGAAGACACCAGCGGTGCCGTAGAAGGTATTGGCGTTGCTGCAGTGGCAGCATCTGTAAAGACCGAATCCGCTTTGGATGTAATATTCAACGCATTTAAGAGACTCTTCGATTATATTACTACGGAAGTCCAACCAGTACGTAAGATACTTGATGTATTCAATCATATTTGGACTGAATTCACTAACGGCACTCTGGAATTCGCAGACGTATTTACACTTCTGCTAGGTCTGGGTGCTGTTAAGTTCGGCAAAGCGATTATTAAGACTCTTGGCAGTGTTACCGGCATCATGGGTGGCTTCGAGTCTTTGATACGAAGTTGCTCGGGTGTAGTAACGAGTTTCAAGTATGTTCTCGAGTCACTTAACATTTCAATCAGAGTTAACATTGTATTCAAGATAGCACTCGCTATTACTGCTCTTGCAGCAGCAATGTTGCTTCTGTCTAAGATTCCCGCTGAGGACCTTAAACGAGTAGCTATTGCCTCGGGTGTAGCAGCAGCGGCTCTAGCAGGTGTCGCATGGGCTATCTCGTTCTTAATGAAATCTATGACGCTTGCCGTATCAGCAGGTATAGGATTATCTCTTATGGGTTTCGCGGCAGCAGTCGCTGCAGTTACACTTGCACTGTTTGCTCTGTCCTGCATCCATATGGACCGCACGTTCACTCAAAGATTACAAATACTTGGTGGAATTATAGTCGGATTGATGGTCGCAACAGAAGCGTTGGCATTTGTAACAAAAGATTTCAACGTAAGCGGTATGAAATCCGCTATGACCATGATAGCTGCATTTGGCGCGTCGATATACATAATCACACTCGCACTAATCAAAATAGGCGAAATTCCTACCGACCATATATGGGGAAGTATCCTCGCTATGGGAGTCATACTCGGTGGTATGGTTGCTCTCGGTGCAATCATGAGCAAACTGGCCAAGAAAGAGACTGACTACACCTCAGGTTCTCTGGCATTCTTCGGCATCGCAGGCTCCATGCTTATCATGGGATATGCACTTGACAAGCTTGCTAAAGTAGAGCTTGATAAGGTTAAGAAGAACATTATACCTATCGCAGCTACATTCATAGCCCTTATGGGTATGATTAGTCTTGCCACGAAGATAAAGACTGAAATAGGCAACTCCGGTATGGTCTTTATGGGAATGGCAGCATCTCTTGTTGTTATGGCGTTCTGTATAAACCTTCTTGGTAAACTCGATGCTGTCGTAGCAGCACAGGGTGTTATAGCGATAAGCACTCTTCTTCTGGCTATGGGTCTGGCTCTGTCATTCGCTAAGAAATCTCCGTATGACATGTGGCAGGCTGGCGTTTACTTTAGTGGCGCAGCGATCATGATTGGCGCTATGGCCACAGCAGCAATACTCCTTAGCCGACTTAAGCTGTGGGATCTCATAAAGGGCGTAGCAGCTGTATCAGTCATGACTATAGTTATGGCTAAAATGATTAAGATGATGGATGGGCTGAATAGCGTGAACGTCGCATCGCTTAAGGGCGTTCCCGGTGTAATCCTCATGATCGTAGGTTGCGCAGTAGCCCTTGGCTTTGTGCCATTCGGACAGCTTGTAAAGGGCGTAGCAGCCGTATCCGTTCTAGCTCTGATTCTAGGCGGTCTGATTTATTTGACTAAGTTCGCTCCGTCTAATGAAGACAACAAAGCGCTTCAAAATGTCAGAAGTATGGTTCTCCTGCTCATAGGACTTGTGGCGGCAGTCGCGGTACTGTGTATTGCAATGGGCAACATACCCGATACCAATGCCGCAGCAAGCGTAGCTATCATGTCAGCGTCGATTGCTGGTATGGCTGGTGTTATGTATCTGCTATCCAAGATTGACATGAATTGGGAGCGAGTAAAAGCTCCCCTTGGTGCTATGGCCGCTGTAGCAGCTGGCGCGACACTACTGGCTTTCATCCTTAGTGGCAACCACTTTAAGGTTAAGAAAGCAACATTGATATCAATGGCGACTCTTATCGGTGCTTTGGCTGGGGCAACTGCTCTGTTTAGCAAGGTTAAGGTAGACTTTGTATCAGCTGTCGAAGGTATGTTCGCGATACTTGTAGTCGTCGCTGTTTCAGCAATCGTAATCGGTGTTCTTGCTGAGTTGATAGGCGAAATAGGAAATGATAACCTTCTAACGAATATCGAAAAGGGCGCATCTGTAATTATATCCATCTTTGGCATTATGGGCGAATGTGTAGGCGCCTTTGTTGGCGGCATTTCATTCACATTCACCGAACAGATGGTTGATTCGTTCGAAAACATAATCAAAATGGCTGAAGCAGCGTCTGGTATGAAGTCCGAGAATCTCAATGGCCTAAAAGCTATGAAGGACTTCTTCAAGACGATGGTTGGCATCAAGTTCTGGAGTTGGCTTGCTAAGTTCGATGGTGATGTAGCTAGTGCTGCAGACCTCATGAACGGAACTGATACTTCTGGTAATACCAACACGCTTGAAGGATTTAAGGAAAAACTAAAAGCCTATGGCGAGCTTCTTGTTGAGTTCGCTAAGTCTATCAAAGATCTCACAAATAGTGATGCTAATAAAATCAAGAAATGTGCGTCAGCTATAAAGTCATTCACATCAGTAGAGAAAGCACTCGTCGATAAGCAGATTAAGTCAAACATCCTTCTTGCTGATGAGTCACCTGATTCAATACAGAAATTCGGAGATCGTCTGAAAGCATATGGAGAAGCGTTGGTTGAGTTCAACACTTCTATAGCTGATCTTGATGTATCTAATAGTTCTAAGTTACAAGCTGTTGTTGACTTTACTAATACCCTGTCAACTATGGAACAGAACATGCCCGACTGCAGCTCTATTATGTCTAAAATTGGTGGTGGCTCTGGCAATATGTCTGAGTTCGGCGCAAGACTAGCTGAGTTTGCATCGGCTATGGTTGACGTGGAGCACACACTTAACGGCACTAAGACATTCGGTAAAGATCTCCAGACATACGCTGGCCATGGATTCTGGGATTGGTTTACTGGCACACAGTATACCTATAATGTATCTGGCGGATTCAATGGCGAAGGCCTTCTTGAGAAAGTAACTGCGATAGTCGATGTCGTAAACAAGCTCGGCGAGATGAACGTTCCTGAGACCAGCTTCGTTAAGAAACTCTGGTCTGGTGAAGTTGACTATGCTGAGTTTGGCGAAGACTTGAGTGAGTTTATCTCTGCTATCTGCGGCGTATCGTCCGTCCTTAATGGTAACGGCGGCATCGACGATGACGGTTTCGAGAAACTTGAGAAAGTTATCGGTATCACATCGTCTTATGCTAATGTCGCAAACGAGTTCCAGAAGGCTAAAGATGTCAACTTCAGCAAAATTGCCGGCGGTATGTACGACATGTTCACACAGGTCCGTACTCAGTGCAATGCTCCTGAGATTGACGATGGCAAGCTTAACAAGCTCCTTACCACTATTGGCACTATATTCTCCAGATTCTACGGCTGGTCTATGATATACGATTATCAGGGCATCTCTGATTCGTGCGACCTTATACAGAAGGCCGCTGAAGTAATGAGCTATATAAACGAATGCAGTCTTAACGGAGATACTGCGTCGCTCTTCATGGATAACATAGAGAGCATCAACGCACAGGCAGTTGGCGAGGCATTTACCGGCGCAACGAAGGCGATGGTCGACGCAGCGAGTGGCTTCAAAGATAAGATGACTACACTTGGTAAAGACTGTATTCAAGGCTTTATCAACGGTCTTACTGACGAAGCTAAGCTCGTTGAAGTAGGCAAAGCTGGCACTAAGATAGGCGAAAAAGCCTTGGAAGCAGCTAAAAAGGCGGTTGAATCTAACTCACCCGCTAAGAAGTTCATAGAACTCGGTAAATTCTGTGACGAAGGTATGGTTATAGGCATTAACGGCGGCACTAAATCTGTCGGCGAGGCTGCGTCCGAGATGGGCGAAACCGCTATGGTTGGCGTACAGTCTGCTATAGACGGAATAAACAAGCTTATGGATGCCAGCAATACTTTCATGCCTACTATAACTCCTGTCGTAGACATGAACGGTCTCAACTCCGCAGCATCTGGTATTGATTCTATGTTCAACAACGCGAACGTAGGCATCAATGCTCAGCTCGATATGGCTAATCAGCAGGCTCATCAGGATATGCTTGACCAGAATGAGATTCTGCGTAGCATCCTTGGTGCCATTAACGCTGGCGGAACGGTTACCATTGATGGTAACAAACTTATCGGTTGGATCGATACCAAACTCGGTAAAATCGATTAATTATATTTCGTTAGGAGAAGTATTATGCCTGAATGGATAATACCTATCCTATCAATAATCGGCACAATCTTGGCTAGTTCAGGTTTCTGGGCTTTCATGCAGTCTCAACAGACTAAAAACAAGGAAGAATCAGAACTTGAACATGCCAAGACTGAGCTTCTTGTAGGCTTGGCCCATGATAGGATATTATATTTGGGGGAATCATACATCGAGCGCGGTTGGATAACCGTTCAGGAGTATGAAAACCTCCACGATTATCTGTACAAACCTTACGCGGCTTGCGGAGGTAATGGTACAGCAAAAGTTGTAATAGACAAAGTAAAGCAATTACCAATTAAGTAAAGGAGTAGATAATATGATAAGAGGCACTACTCCAGTATTGGAGTTCACGCTACCTTTTTCTACTTCAACTTTGGCGGAGGCATATATTTCCTTCGCTCAAAGGAAAGAGATTATATTTGAAAAAACACTGTCTGATTGCGTATGCGATGCAGACGTCCTGACCCTTAAATTAACTCAGGCCGAAACATTAAGCCTGAAAGAAAACCGATCGACAGAGATACAGATTCGAGCTAAAACCATCGATGGCGATGCTCTGGCATCTGATATCATATGCGTCGACACCGATCGGATATTGAAAGACGGTGAAATTTAATGAGGTTAGATGTTATATTCTCCGAGCGAGTTGAAAAGTTTGATTTTCGATTCGTATCAGATGCTAAATTTACATGCGGATTTAAAAATCTTCAGGTAGTAAAAGAGCATACTGAGGAGATCTATACCGGCCCGTTAGTTGTTGATCCGAGATTCTCCGATCGAGTTCTAACTACTAAGGGCAAACTAATGCCCGACGATGTTACTGTACACGAGATATTTGTGTCTAAAGTCAGCAATCCGTCCGGCGGAAAAACAGTATTTATAGGAGTGTAATTAAATGGCCGATACTGTAAGTAAAGTAGTATTAGGGGACGGCACAGTCCTCATTGACCTGACAGGCGATACCGCGTCAGCGGATAAAGTTCTTTCAGGTTACAAATTCCATGATAAATCGGGCGCTGAAGTCACAGGCTCTTGTAAGTTCGATGCAGATACGAGCGGTGACAACGCCACTGCCGCTGAGATCCTTACCGGCAAGACAGCTCACGTACGAGGCTCAAAAGTGACTGGTAGCATGCCCAACAATGCGGGCACAGGCGGCACTATTTCAACAAAAACTGGCGCATACACAATTCCTGTTGGTTATGCTGATGGTAGCGGCAAAGTAACTATCGCCAAGACCGAACAGGATAAGATTATACCGGAAAACATTCGTGAAGGCGTAACTCTTCTCGGTGTAGCAGGTAGTATGAGCGGTTCCGAGGGAATGTCCCCTCAGGCCAAGTCCGTAACCCCGACGTTCTCATCTCAGGAAATCCTTCCTGATTCACCGGAGTATAACTGTCTGTCTAGTGTGACCGTCGCAGCAATACCCGTGTCTTATGCGGACAACCCCGCTGGCGGTAAAACAGTCACCATCGGTTAAGGCGGTAGTATTATGGCGAACAACAAAGTAGAGCTCAGTGATGGTACTGTACTCATAGATTTGACAAAGGATACCGTTGACGCTTCCAAGTTAAAAGTCGGTGAAACTGCTCACGATAAATCCGGAAATGTTGTAAACGGAACGCTGTCTTTCGTTACAGTACGTAGTGGAAGCGGCAAGCCGTCTGCTCTGTTAGGATCGAACGGTGATCTGTACTTGGAGGTGTAAATAAATGAAAGACATTAGAAACGCTATAATAGCTGAAAATCAGTATCTAACAGAACGTCTCGTGTATGAGCGTGACGTGTCGATATATGATTATATTCGTCCTTATGGATACGTCTCGTTGGATGAATACGAAAATGATAAACGAGACTATCTGCTTGCTACGACTAATATCGAGGTACATTTGACCGATATGACTGAAATCGAAGATCGAGTAGAGGCAAATGTTGTAAATAAAACACCAAGTGTATTTATTCCTTTGGCTGATACTCAGTTCGCATGGATCGGCGTTCGGGATTCGATAGACCTCGAATTATTTAATAGTTATGGGGTACGTCCGTATAATATGCGATATATAGGTGGCACTATAATTTCAGGTCCTGAAGACTTTAGTATAGCAATTATCACCCCGGTTTCATACGGGTTGACGTGCAACTATTATACCGAGCGAATCGGCCGGTTCTTGTCGACTCGTTTTGATGACGTCGTCGTGACTGGAAACGACATATTGTTGGGCGGTAAAAAAGTTTCCGGTGCAGTTGTCCGGGAGGTTAACGATGTGCTTCTGTTTGCAACCCAGATATCTTTTAAAGACCGAAGCAACGTTATTAATAAGTTGTGTCCTCCGCATGGTGATAAGACTCCTGGTTGTATAGACAATTCTATATTAACAAGAGACGACCTTCAAAATGAAATTTTGAGCTGGTTTAAGGAGGCGTAACGTATGCCGACCGTTATATTACGCCCGTCACATGATATAACGTTAAACCATGACACAAGTAGCGGATCTAACGGATACTCGCTTGTCAACGAGTCAACTGCTGACGGCGACTCTACGTATATATCGGGTAAGAATAGCGGCAATAGCTATAAAGCCCATAGGTCTAGTTTTTCTGTGTCAGGTGCAATACCCAAAACAGCTGTTCGAGTAACCGGAATATCTGTGACAATAAACGCGAGACATGATGGCGACTCAGCCAACAATGGCTACGCAAAAGTACGCGCTAAGATTGCTATGACCAACGGCTCTGGACTTAGCCAAGAGTCTTCAGAACAAAATGTGACTACTAGTTATGCTAACTATTCCTTCTCGTTTAGCACCTCTACTTTAGGATTGGACGCCACAGACGTTCCATCACTCGAGAACTTATTCACTGTAGAATTAGTTACTAACAGTAAGCCAAAAAGCACGAGTTATAAAAATTATAGCGTCCGAATAACACAGGCATATGTCACGGTAACGTACGAAGAGTCATCTACACCAGTATACAATTGCGCTGCTGTTAATGTTGACTATACGACTGTGTCGGTCAGCAATCCATCGGTTCTTCAAGGTGGCGAATGTACATTTACTGCTACTGCAAATACTGGATGTGTGTTCGACGGTTGGTTTCGAGATGCTGCATGTACAGATAGAGTTTCTTCGAATGCTACATACTCTACAACAGTGTATAGTGATATCACGTTATATGCAAAAAGCAAGAGGATTTTACGATTTAAACAAAACGGATCATGGACTGACGTGAACCGAGTATGGAAAAAAGTAAATTACTCATGGGTTGAGTTGAGCGAGCAAGAAATACGTGACATTTTATCTAGTAATAATATTCAAGTGATAATGTAAGATAGGAGTGTTTCATGTCCGAAATAAATAATATACACGCTCGATTAAAGAGAGCATTCGAGAAGCGCGGAGTAGACTTCTCAGGCGAGGGTCAGGTAAACGATACCAACCCAATCATGTATCAGCGTGCATTTAACATTCTCAAGCGCAAAGGCGCTGACTTCTCTACTCCGTCTGGTCATCCTTCCTTTGATTCAATCAGAGGTGTCAATGGCCGTCATTTCCCCCACCAGAAAGTTCCCAATGCATTTGTAGCCAATCCTAATTGGAATGGATATGGCAAGGTGGAGTTCGGCGGTGGCTCTTCTGTTCCAGGTCTTAAATTTACGGCTAATGTAGCTAACAGCACTATCAGCACCACGAATATGGCGGATCCGGATACGCCGATGACCGCGAATCTCGAAACATCTACCGACGATGGCGTAACATGGACTCCTTACAACATCGGGGACGTTATTACGCTCACAAACGCTGGAGATAGTGTTCTGTTCCGAGGAAACAACCCTTCTGGTTTCAACGACCTAGATAACGATAAGATTATGTCATTTGTCGGCACTGGTTCGTTGGCCGCTTCCGGAGATGTAATGTATCTTTTCGACCATAATGCGTCTACAAATACGATTCCATACTACGGATGCTACGGTATGTTTGTAGACCAGGAGGAGGACGGCTGGCTTACCTCTTGTCCTGATATTTCTGCGAATAATGTCGAAGAATTCGGCTGTGGCATGATGTTTGCAATGGCTCAAAATCTCGTCAAGGCCCCAAAGTTTACTGTTGAAACGGTTGCTCTTTCGGCACTTGAAGGATTTATGATGGCATGCCCGAATCTTACTGATACGTCAGATTTGCATCTAAACGCCATGACCTTGGCCGAGAGATGTTATGCCACGATGTTTAGCGACTGCATATCATTGGTTAATGTACCGGATCTTCCTGCTACAACACTGGCCGAACAATGTTATTCGTCGATGTTTAGCCACACTTCTTTGGTTAATGCACCGGAGCTGCCTGCTATTAATCTAGCCGAAGGCTGTTATGAGTCGATGTTTAACGGATGCGATTCTTTGGTCAATGCACCGGCGCTTCCCGCTATTAATCTGGCGGCACACTGTTACAATTCGATGTTCGTAAGATGCGATTCTTTGATTAATGCACCGGCGTTGCCTGCTGCAATATTAGCTTACAGTTGTTATAGATCAATGTTTAGTGAATGTACAGCACTTGTTAATGCACCGGCTCTTCCTGCTACAACATTAGCTGCAAGCTGTTATGAGTCGATGTTTGCGGAATGTTCATCACTTGTTAATGCACCGGAGCTTCATGCTGTTAATATGGCAAATTTCTGTTATGTTTCGATGTTTAGCTACTGCACTTCTTTGGTTAAAGCACCGGATCTGCCTGCTATTAATCTGGCCGAATGCTGTTACGAGTCGATGTTTGATGGATGCACCGCACTTGTTGACGTCCACGCATTATCTGCTACATATGCCGAGCCTGGATGCTATCAAGCTATGTTTCGTGGATGCGAAGCTCTTACAAATGCTCCTGAGATATTCTTGACGAACATTGAAGACGCATATCAGTGTCTCGTCGAGATGTTTAAGGGATGTAAGTCTCTAAATTACATCAAAATACACTACACTGGTGACCTTCCAACACAGACATACTCGACCAAAGACTGGCTTTATGGTGTATCAAACTATGGCGATGCTTACTTCAATGGCACCGTTCAGGGAATTGGCACCGGCGACTCTATACCGCCTGCCTGGCTGAGACATAACTTCGAAGAAGGATGATATTTATGACCATGTCTAATAAGGTATACGACGTCCTTAAATGGGTAGCACAGGTTCTCCTGCCTGCTATCGCAACATTATATTTTGCCCTTGCTGGCATTTGGGGTTTCCCCTTCGGCGAACAGGTTGTTGGTACGATTACTGCAGTCGACACCTTCCTTGGAGTTGTCCTGCATGTAAGCACCAAAAACTACAACTCAACAAATGGGTAAGTTCGCTGCAGCAAGAGCAGGACTTAAGAAAGCACGAAATACCGCTAGGGGTGCCGGTAATGTTATCGACACCCTTATGGTAGCCCAGACGGCTAAGCACGGTATGGAGAATTTCAAAGGTGCTGACTTTAATAATCCTGAGCAGATGCAGGCTCGCATGCAAGCCATGGCCGAGTCTGAGGAAAGCTCGCTGAGTGGTCGTCTCAGAACAGAAGTAAACGACCGAGTCCTTAAACCTTTCTACGAGAAACTCGACCTAGAAAATAGACTGATCGAGCCTATGAAAGATAAGGCTAAAGGCTATATTGAAGAAAACTACGGCGATATGAGAAGCTTTGTCGATGCCGTAGAGAAAAAAGTACCGGCCGTAAAAGCCGTAGAAGACAAAGCAACGAGTGAAACCAATAATTATATTCACCAGAACTTCTCTGAAGAGGAGATCGAGATGGCTAAAAAGTGTTTCGCTCAAACTAGACCTCAAAACTAAATATTAAGAGGTGATATTTCATGTCAAAAGAAGAAATGAATCTCTATAAGAGATGTAAAAACATATTTAAGGCTCATGGTGTCGACATGGGTGGCGGCTCTGGTGGAGAGTCAATTAAACAGTTTCATATAAGTATACGTCCTGACCATCCAGACCAAGGTGAGCCAGCGTTTATTGTTGACGAAGTAAAGTTCACTTATGCTGAACTACAAAAAGCTTTAAACGCTGGTATTCCAGTAGAAATTATCGGTGAATCCTCTGTGGAATCAGAGGAAAGCGGCACGATTAGTGACTTCTATACGTTTGGGATGCCTATGTATGAGATACATAATGGCGACATAAGTTTTGCTACGTTCACGAATGTGTTCTATACTGGCTTCACTGGGATTCAAGCTCAGTCCGTTCTGATAGGCTATGACCCTGAAACCGAAGAAATGAGTGTTTTCATCGAAAGCACTAACGACCCAGATGAGCACTAAACGCACGTTATGATATAACTAACTCCAAAGCCCCTGGCAAGACGCTAGGGGCTTTCTTATATTTTACAAACCCTTTTCTTTTCGCGTAGAAAACAAGCCTTCTTATGAACTAAACATTAAAGGAGACTAAAACATGAATACTATTAAAGCAATCATAGACCTTATTGTCACAGCACTCATCGGAGTGCCCCTGATTATAGCAACTATGGTACTTGCGGGGATATTTTATGTAAGTGGCGGATTCATCATTTACATAACCTATCTATGCATAGATACAATAAATGTTATATTCGGTGGCGACCCCGAAGAATTCTGGAGACGAAACGCCCATGGTTGGGAGTTTATTAGACAGAACATGATAAAAACCATTAATTCATGGTTCAACTAAGGTTAAGCCCACAAGGGCTTTTCCTTTTCTCGCGTAGAAAACAAGCCTTCTTATGAAGTATAACACTTCATTATATTGATTTTAAAGGAGAACTACTTATGAAATTTTTAAACACAATACTCGTATTACTCGCATACATTTTCGTATTCGACATCGGCGTAGCAGCAATGGCTCTACTCCCTGGCATATTCGGAATTATATTCGGCATTGTAATCGTATCGTATTTATGTGGAAAGCTCAAAGAAGCAATCCAGCGAATGAAACTTGAAGGAAAACTTTAAGGATAAGCCCACAAGGGCTTTTCCTTTTCTCGCGTAAAAAACAACCCTTCTTATGAAGGAAAGAACCTTCTAAAATAATACATATTTAAGGAGACTAACTATGAACAACGTTATCACAGCAAATGGAATGATTGTAACTTATGATGAATTTCTTGAAATGATTATGGCAGAAAGAAACTAACCTACATAAGATAAGAGACCTAACAAGGCCTCTTACCTTTCGCAATTCGCGTAAAAAACAAGTACTATTATGAGGTATAAACCTCTAAATTAAAAATCTATTTTTAAAGGAGACTAAAAACATGAAGAAGAACTTCACTGAAATCGGAGCAAACATCGGAGGAAAGATCGACTCCCGTATCAACAAGACGAAGGAATTCGTTAAGGCACATAAGAAGCAGTTGATAATCGGCGGTGCAGCCGTTGGCGCAATTGGCGCTGGCGCTACTGCATTCGCAGTTTATCAGAAGCAGAAGAATGAGCCTGAACAGATTCCCGAATCCGTTGAACAGGAGGACGAAAATGATTCTGTTGTTAATCCTAACAGCGAATCTTCTCAGGAAGTACCTGAGGAATAAGACACAAATTTAGGGCAAACCTAAACTAAGAGACCTAACAAGGCCTCTTAGCTTTCGCGTCAAAAACAGACCATATTATGAGGTAACACTCAGACTATATTTTGAAAGGAAGCAAAGACTATGAAATTTGCAGAACTCGGACAGAAGATTGGACAGAAAATGGACAACGGCCTTAACAAGGCTAAGGAGACTACACGTAATTTCGTGACTAAGCATCCATACACTACAATTGCAATTGTTTGTGTAGCAGGCAGCACTGCTGCGCAGGCACTTGAACCTGAGCGTATGAATGAAAAGAGAGCGGAGCGTAAGTTCCTTAAAGACGTTAACAAGGGCGTGAAACGTGACATGAAAAATCTTCATCCCGGTGAGAAACTCGTAGTAAGCGGACACATCGAAAAGATCTAAGTAAACCAACTAAGAGACCTAACAAGGCCTCTTAGCTTTTGTATTATATTTGAAAGGAGATGTTTAAAATGTATGAAATTCTTGTGAACTCAGGCTACTGCTTCTTGAACGAAGAGGACAACCAGATACTTCTGGAAAACAAATTCACAGGCACCCGAGTCGCATACAATGAAACCACAGATACATATCGTGTAATATGAAAGGAGACGCTATGAAAGAGAAAATCGTAGCAGCCGGACAGAAAGCCGGCAAGTTTATTAAGGATAATGGAGACATTATCTGTGCTGCAGGAGGCGTAATAGGCGTCACAGCCACAACGATTCTTGCAGCCAAAGCAGCCCCGAAAGCACTCGCAGCCATCGAGCTCGAGCGAGCCTCTAAAGAGGCAGACCTCACCTTCTGGGAGAAGGTAAACGTAGCAGGCCCCAATTATATTCCCACAGCAGTATCATACAGCCTTACCTGTGCCTGTATAATCGCATCTTGCGTAATAGGCAGACAGAAGCAGGCAGCACTCGTAGCAGCCTACTCAGCACTCTCGGGCCTGTTCGAGCGTTACAAGTCTAAGATGACCGATGAAGAGCTCGAACGTATCCGCTCGGAAATTACTATGGAGGACTACGACGAATCCATAGCTCTTAAAAGAGGTACGGACGAAGTACTGTTCTACGACGAGTATTCCGGCCATATGTTCAACGCAACCATGGAGCGCGTGCTCAAAGCAGAGGCGAAACTGAATCATATATTCTCAGTACGCGGTTATGCAACGCTCAACGAATTCTATGACCTCATAGGTATAGGTGACGAAGTAAACGGCGGATGGATGGGATGGAGTATGTCCGCAGGCGAATTCCTGTATGGATATACATTCATCGACTTCCAGCACACCGAAATCATCACCGATGACGGACTTGAGGTATACCACATCAGTTACCCGTTCGCACCCAGCGACTTTATTGAAGAAGAAGACCATTTCGGACATTGCTATCCGGAAGAGTAAGGAGGAATAAAGATGAAGAAACCTAACTTCACGAAACTCAAGGCCCTAGTATTGCAGGGCAAAGACCTGGCTGTCAAGTATAGCCCCGAGCTGCTTACAGGTGTAGGCGCTATCGGATTTATATCAGGTACAGTTATGGCGGTCAAAGCAACGCCTAAGGCTATGCAGGCCATCACTGTGGCTGAGTATCAGAAGTCTGGCGAGCCTAATGTGGCAGTCGCACTTACCAAAAAGGAGACCTTTAAGGTCGCTTGGAAGTATTATATTCCTGCGGTACTTACTGAAGTAACTGCTCTTGCCTGCATCGTCTATGGAAGTAAGATTAGCCACTCCCGTCAGACGGCACTTGCAGCAGCTTATGCACTCTCAGAAGCGGCCGCAAAGAAGTATAAGGACAAGGTGACTGAGGTTCTTGGCGAGAAAAAGGAGAAGAAAGACATTTCTGACCCTATCGTACAGGACGCACTCGATAACCATCCCGCAAGTACTGCTAAGGTTGTACGTACGAAGCATGGTGACACCCTGTGTTATGATGTGTGGTCTGACAGATACTTTACATCTGATAAGAACTACCTCGAACACGCTATCAACATGTTCAACAACCAGCTTAATGAGGATCGTTACCTCAGCCTAGCAGACTTATATTCTATTATGGATATACCTAAGCTCGGCGCTACCAAGGCTGCAGCAGCTGTTGGCTGGAATATCGACTTCGGCCTCGTAAGACCCAAGTTCAGCTCCTGTCTGAATGATAAGGGTGAACCATGCCTGACGCTTGACTTCTATAATGCTCCGACTGCCGTATTTATGGACCGTTAATTCGCGTAAAAAACAGCTCCTATTATGAGGTATTAACCTCTAATTTTGATTATATTTTTAAGGAGACTAAAACTATGGCAAACGACATCTTTACCGAAGCAAACGCAGAGGCACTCGAATCAGCGGAGAACGTAAACGTTCCTGCTACTGAAGAGCAGAAGAAGGACCATACTGGACTCATCATCGGCATTGGAGTCGGTGTCGGCGTAGCCGGAGGATACATAATCCACCGTATACGCAAGAACCGCAAAAATGCTGCTGACGCAGCCAAGTATCAGGAACTTACCAAAGCTCTGAAAGAGCAGAACATTGACGTCATCGACGTTGACTTCGTAGAAGTCACTGATGAGCCGAAGAAGGAAACGGCGAAACCCAAGAGCAACAACCCCAAAAAGAAGAATAAGAAAAAGAAGAAGTAAAAACCTAAACTAAGAGACCTAACAAGGCCTCTTAGCTTTTGATAAAACTTATATTTGGAGGGAACACCTATGAGTGATTACAATGTAACCAAAAGTAGTCTCAACCAGAAGCCAAAGCCTGAGGAGAAGAAAGTTGAGAAGATTGTCACCGGCACGGTACAGACAAAGAAGCGTTCTGGAGTACGTAAGCTTACAGACGCTTTTATTGCTGAAGACGTAGGTCACATCAAGAATTATATTGTCGGCGATGTACTCATTCCGGCAGCGAAGAAGGCAATTGTTGATGTTATCACCAACAGTATCGACATGCTTTTCTATGGAGAAGTAGGTCATACGAAGAAATCGAGCAACGCATCCCGTGTCTCGTATAACTCTCTCTTTGACTCATCCAGACCTAGAGCATCCGGTGCAATGTCGAGTTATAACTACGATGACATCGTACTTAATAGCAGAGACGAAGCAGAAGAGGTTCTCATCGCAATGAGCGACCTTGTGGAACGCTACGGTATGGCGTCCGTATCCGACTATTACGAACTTGTCGGTGTAACGGGAACATACACGGATTGTAACTACGGATGGAAGGACCTGCATATGGCTAAGATTCTCCGTAACACGGACGGCTACATGATTAAGCTCCCGAAGGCAGTACCGCTTAAGTAACTTATATTTAGAAAGGAAACGCTTATGAGTATTAAAACAAAAGTAACAGCGCTCGCCAAAGGCGCAAAAGGTTTGGCAAAGAGAGCAGGATTTGCAGTTAAGAAAGCAAGTCCTGAAATTCTTCTGGTCGTCGGTGTCGGCGGTACAGTAACCACAGTCGTTGTAGCATGTAAGGCTACTAAGAAAGTAGCTCCCGTTATGGAAGAGCACCAGCAGGTCATGGAACAGATTCATAAGGTACATGAGTCTAATGAGTACGCAAGATGGCGTGAACTCAACGACTACGATGAGAAGTCCTACCGTCGCGACCTGACCATCGCATATGTAAACACCGGCAAGAAGTTTGTAAAGATTTATGCACCCTCCGTAGGTATCCTGGTAGCATCTATCGGATGTATCGTTGGCTCTCATTCTATCATGAAGAGTAGATACGCAGCTGTAAGTGCGGCTCTGTCTGCATCTCTCGCAAACTACGACAAGCTCTATGAGAATGTCAAGGAGAAGTATGGCGAGAAGGAAGCAGATGAGCTTGCACACGGCAAGATGATTATCGACGATGAAGAGGCACTCGCGGCATATGTAGATGGAATGCTGTCTACCTGCAACACCGACAGATGCTTCGACGAGTACAATCCTCACTTCAAGAAGAGTTCTGATAGAAACCGTATCACTCTTCAGAGCCTTCAGAGCTGGGCAAACGAGGAACTTCGTCTGAATCGTTATCTGACTCTTAATCAGGTTTACACCAAGCTCGGTTATGATGTAACTGAGGAAGGCCAGTTCCTTGGCTGGATTTACGACCCCACGTGCCACCAGCTTCACAACTTCGTAAGCTTCGGTGTATTCGACAATCCTGAAGCAGAATCATTCCTCGCAGGTGACGAAGCAGCAGTATGGCTTCACTTCAACTACGACGGCAACATCCTGAGTGACCTTAGAAAGGTCCAGTGTACTAAATATTAATTAAATTTTTGAAAGGAGACATAAATATGTCTATTAAAGTTATTGCAGCAATTTCCGGCGCCGTAGCAGCAGGCGTATCTGCACTCGTAATCGCAAAGAAGAAGGAGAATAAGCTCGTCGAGGCCAACATCACTGACATTACCAGTGAAGAAAAGCCCGACGGCATCACCACGGCATCTGTTGTTCTCAGCGCTATCGACCTCATGTCTATCGCAGCATCCATCGCAGGTATCATCCGCAATCGTAAGAACGTAAACGCACAGAACATCAAGGCTGGTCTGAAGTCCGCTGGAACTTCTGTCGAATTCATTACCGGCCTTATAAGTCTTATGGCTACAGTTCTCTCTGGCGTAGCTTGTGTTGTAATGAGGGCTCCGGTATGCGTATGAAGTCAGTGATTATATTTGCCAGTGGCCTTGCTATTGGTGGACTCGCTGGCTTTATAGGTGCAAAGAAGTACCTCGATAAGAAGTACGACGAAGTCGTCTCTAATGAGCTTAAGGCTCTCAAGGAAAAGTACGAGAAAGAGTCCGAGGTGATTATATCCGCGAGAACACTCACTCCTGAAGAAGTCGCTGAACTCCTCAAGGACGAAAAGCCCACAGTCGAGGAAGCTAAGACCGTTCTTCAGGAGTACGGCAATCTGGAAGAGGAAGACGTCGACGACTACTTCAAGGAAGAAGAGGAGGAGTGTGTCTCCCATGTCGACCAGATGAAGGAATATGAGAAGCCTATCGTTCATGATAAGCCTTATCTCATTCCCGAGGACGTATTCGGTGACGACCGTAGCTATGAGCAGTTCTTCTTCACTATGTACGCCGACGGTGTAATCACAGACCTCAAGGATATACCGGTTGAAGATGTAGATAAACTCTTCGGTGCAGAGAATCTCAAGCACTTCGGAGACCCCGAGTACGGATATGACAATAACCCGGATTATATTTACATCAGAAGCGACGACTGGATGGACGAGTATGAAATCGCATATGAAGGTTCCCTGTCATACAATAAAGATGTAGCTCCTAACAGCGCATATAGACTGGTGGAGTGATATGAGCTATCTGAAGAAACCTAAGTATCAGTATTTTAGATGGCTTTGCCGACAGGTGACACAAGGCGATTACGGTAAGGTGTCTTATAAGGCGCTCCTGCTAGGTCTACATTGCACGAAGTTCACCTGGTCTACGGAGACACCGAAAGACCGCTGTAGGGCTATGGACGCCCTGAGTATGCGTAACAAGTTCATCGACAGACGACACATCAGTCCTGAAGAGGCAGCCGAAATGGGAGACCGGGATGTCCCGTCCGTTCTGGAAGTGCTCGTTGCCATGTGTGTTCGAGTCGAGACAAGTATAATGAAGAACGATAAGTACGGAGATAGAACATCTCAGTGGTTCTGGATTATCATGTCAAATCTCGGCTTGGCTCACATGAACGATAAACTGTATGACCCAGACGAGATGGATGTAATTCTCGATAAGTTCATGGAGCGTAAGTACGACGGAGACGGACAGAACGGCGGTGCATTCCCATTAAAGAAACCTAGAGAGGACTTAAGAACCACAGACTTATGGTATCAGTTCATGTGGTATCTAGCAGAAAACTATCCCGAATAAGGAGTCCTATATGGACAATTATATTTTAACAGAAGGAGGTGAGGTAAGTGTTAAACTTCGTAGAGATTGTAAGCAAGAAGAACAAGAACGGCACTTACGAAGTATATCCGGAATTCGAGCTAGTGGATGACCCGGATTTCATACGAAAAGGCGGTAAGTTCTATGCCGTATGGAACGAGTCCACTGGTATGTGGTCCACCAAAGAATCGGTTCTGTATCGTATCGTAGATAAGGCTATCGATGAGAAAGTAAAAGCACTACGCGAGAAGAAAGGCGGAGAAGCTTCCATAGCGCCGCTCTATATGAAGCGCTCTGGTACCGGTTCGGCTGATAGATGGCATCATTTCGTGGAGAAGATTTGTACAGAAGAACATCCCATTCGTCTAGATACAAAACTTATATTCTCAAATATGGAGACCACGAGAGAAGATTACATCACGAGAAAGCTTAAGTATCCGCTTGTTGAAAGCGATTGCCCGGCGTATGACAGACTCATGAGTGTTATATATGAACCAAAAGAACGACACAAACTTGAGTGGTGTGTCGGTGCGGTTGTTGCGGGTAAAGCGCATGAGACTCAGAAGTTTGCCGTTCTGTATGGCGCTCCAGGTAGTGGTAAGTCAACGTTCTTGAATATTATAAACGACATGTTCAGCGGATATTGCGCACAGTTCAATGCCAAGAGCCTTGCCTCATCTGCCGACTTTGCACTGGAAGCATTCAGGAACAATCCTTTGTTTGGCATCCAGCATGATGGTGATTTGTCTCGCGTTGAAGATAACACCCGTTTGAACAGTCTGGTATCTCATGAAACTATGCTGGTGAACGAGAAGTTTAAATCTCAGTACGAGATGCAGTTTGACACCATGTTGTTCATGGGCACTAACTCGTTGGTACAGATAACCGATTCACAGTCAGGTTTAGTCCGAAGACTCATCGACGTTGAGCCGTCAAATAACATACTTCCTCGTGATGAGTACGACGAAGTAATGGCTCGCATCAAGCACGAGTACAGTGGCATCGCATGGCGTTGCATGAACGTCTTCCTCGAAGACCCGCGCTACTATGACCACTACGTCCCTAAGGGCATGATACAGAAGACTAACGACTTCTATGGCTATATTGAGACGTACTGCGATGAGTTCAAAGAGAACGACGGTGTAACACTCAAGAAAGCTTGGGAGCTTTATAAGAAGTATGAAGAAGGCGCAAACGTAAAGCGTAAAATCTCTATGAGAGAATGCCGAGTGGAGCTTGAATCATATTTCGAAGAGTATTATGACGTCTACAGAATGCCTGATGGAATGAGAGTCCGAAAGTACTTCAAAGGCTTTAAGGACGACGAGTCGTTCCATAGAAATAGAGTTAAGCTTGCCAACGAGCCCGATTGGCTTGAGATGAAGAAGCAGACTTCTAAGTTCGACATAGATTGTGCGAATTGCACAGCTCAATATGCGAACGAGAAGACTGGTGGACCTAAAGCCTCATGGGACAATGTCACTACCACGCTTAGAGAAGTTGATACGAATGAACTCCACTACGTAAGAGTACCGGAGAATCATATAGTAATCGACTTTGACATTCCTGACGAAACCGGTGAAAAGTCATTCAAACTTAACTACGAGGCTGCAAAGAAGTGGCCTCCTACATATGCAGAATTAAGTAAGAGTGGCGCTGGTATACACTTGCATTATATTTATGATGGGGACCTTACTAATGTGAGCAACATCTACGACGACCATATCGAGATTAAGGTTTACAGAGGTAAGAGTGCTCTTAGACGTAAACTGAGCAAGTGTAATGCACTCGATATAGAACACTATACCGCGGCGCTGCCTATGAAAGAACCGAAAGGAGAAGGCGTGGTAAATTTCACTGGATTTGCAAACGACCAGGCTATACGAACTTATATTAAGAACGCTATAGCCAATAAGTACGGCGGTGGCACGTACAACACTATCAATATGATAGCAGACGCTCTCGATAAGGCATATGAAAGTGGTATGACATATGACGTAAGAGAGCAGCGCAAAGCATTGCTTTCATTTGCTACACAGAGCTCTCATCATCCGAAGGAAGCTGTAAAGAAAGTTATGAGCATGCGTCTCGCTTCTGAGGACGTCCCTGAATATGAGGACGCTGTCAATAATAGAGACGTGTTCTTTGACTGTGAGGTCTTCCCGAATCTGTTCATCATCTGTTACATGTTTGCAGACGATGAAACTGAGCATGTGTATAGAATGATTAACCCGAGCCCCGAAGAAGTCGAGGAGCTCTGCAAGTACAGCCTTATCGGTTTCAACAACCGTCGTTATGATAACCATATCTTGTATGGACGCATGCAGGGTTTCACTAACGAAGAGCTGTTCAATCTGAGCCAGAGAATCGTCAACGGCGACAGAGATGCTATGTTCTCAGGAGCATACAGTCTGTCCAAGACTGATATATACGACTTCGCATCTGCTGGCAATAAGCAGTCCCTGAAGAAATGGGAAATCGCACTTGGCATCCATCACGAGGAGAACGCGTATCCTTGGGACCAGCCTCTGGACGAATCTCATTGGACTGAAGTAACTGACTACTGCTGTAACGACGTTATGGCTACTAAGGCAGTCTTCATGCACCTTCAGGCTGACTGGATTGCAAGACAGATTCTTGCAGACTTGGCAGAGGGTAGCGTAAATGATTCCACCAACAGTCTTACCACTAAGATTATATTTGGTAAGAACAAGAACCCACAGAGCGAGTTCTGCTACAGAGACATGTCAAAGCCTGTAACGGAGCTTGACCCTGATGTACATGCGTTCCTTAAGGAAGCTTGTCCTGAAATGATGGCGCAGAAGCATGGCCCGAATGGCGAGAGTCTGCTTCCGTACTTCCCCGGCTATAAGTTCGACTGTGGTAAGTCGACTTACAAAGGTTGGGAAGTTGGAGAAGGTGGACTGGCTCATGGTTGGCCTGGAGTTTACGGAAATGTAGCTCTCCTGGACGTAAGTTCCATGCATCCTCATAGCACTATAGCTGAATGTCTGTTTGGTGTTCGTTACACTCAGGCATATAGAGATATAGTCGAGGGTCGTGTCAGCATTAAGCACAAGGCCTGGGATGAAGTGAACAACATGCTGGACGGCAAGCTCGCTCCTTATATTCAGAGAGTTAAGAACGGCGAGTTCACAGCTAAGGACCTTGCGAACGCACTCAAGACTGCAATCAACTCCGTATATGGACTGACTGCAGCTAAGTTTGATAACCCGTTCAGAGACGAACGCAACATCGATAACATCGTTGCAAAGCGTGGTGCTCTGTTTATGGTCGACCTTATCGAGTTCGTTCACTCTAAGGGCTTTAAGGTTGCTCATGTAAAGACTGATAGTATCAAGATTCCTGATGCAACTCCCGAAATCATACAGGAAGTAATGGACTTTGGTCTCAAATATGGTTATACGTTTGAACACGAGGCTACGTACGACCGCATGTGTCTTCTGAATGATGCAGTTTATATTGCAAAGGGTAAGGACGGCGACCATGCTGGAGAATGGACAGCGACAGGTACTCAGTTTGCAGTGCCTTATGTCTTTAAGACGCTGTTCAGTGGCGAGCCCATCGCATTCGAAGACATGTGTGAGACTAAGTCCGCAACGACTGCATTATATTTGGACTTTGATGAGAATCTCCCGTTCGGCGAGCATGACCGAAAGTTCATAGGTAAAGTCGGTAACTTCTGTCCGATGAAACCGGGATGCGGCGGTGGCGTCTTGGTACGTGAAACCGAAGACAAGAAAAACGGCGGCGTTAAGTACACTGCTGTAGCAGGAACTAAGCGCCCGGATAAGACGCCTTATCGCTGGATGGAAGCAGAGACAGTCAGAGCACTGCATCTCGAAGACCAGATTGATAAGAGCTATTATCAGATTCTTGTCGACGCGTCAATAGAAGATATAGACCAGTACGCAGACGTCGAATGGTTCCGTTCTGACGTCCCGTACGACATTAACAATAACGGTATACTGCCGTTCTAAACATTATATTTAAGGAGAATTATTATGGCTTACAAAGTAGAATACAACATTGACATTGAGAACGCACACATCCTCTTCCCCAACTTCACGGGTGAGAAGACTCAGTTCAACGCAGCTGGTTCCCGTAACTTCTGTGTTGAGCTCTCTGAGGACCAGGCACGCCAGCTTGAGGCTGATGGATGGAATGTGAAGATGCGTAAGCCCCGCGAAGAAGGAGACGACCCTACTTACTACATGAAGGTTAACGTCAAGTACGGCGGTTACAAGCCTCCTCATGTGTATGTAATCGCAAACGGTCAGAAGACCGAGCTGGACGAAGACACCATCGGCATGCTTCAGTATGCAGACATCAGAAGTGTTGACCTGTCTATCAGGCCGTACAACTACGACGTAAGCGGCAAGCAGGGCGTATCGGCATACCTGCAGTCTATGTACGTCGTCATTGAAGTGGATAAGTTCGCTTCCAAGTACGCCGACTAATGTAGGAGGTTCTACATGGGTGGCGTATCTTTGTATGATTACCAGAAAGATGCTATAAATCGTATGAAGAACGGCTGCATTCTAAACGGCGGAGTCGGAAGTGGTAAGTCTCGTACCTCCCTGGCGTACTATTATAAGACCCAGGGAGGAGACGCCACTCGAGAGGAAGCTATGATGACAAACCCGTGTGACCTTTACATCATAACAACCGCTCGAAAGAGGGATACAAACGAATGGTTAGGCGAACTAATCCCATTTGAACTAAGTCCCTTCCCCGACTGTACACCGTATAAACATAAGGTAGTCATAGACAGTTGGAATAACATACAGAAGTATAAGGACGTAGAAGATGCATTCTTTATATTTGATGAAGACCGCGTTACTGGCTCAGGAGCGTGGGTTAAAAGTTTTAAGAACATCGCCAAACACAATCGATGGATTATACTTTCAGCGACCCCTGGGGATACTTGGCTGGATTACTTTGCTGTCTTCCAGGCCAACGGTTTCTTTAAGACCAAGAGGGAGTTCGAAGACAATCACGTTATCTATGACCACAGGGTTAAGTTCCCCAAAGTTTCGGCTTATCGAAATGAAGGTAGACTAATCCGTATGAGAAACTCCATACTCATAGATATGGACTTCCACAGGGACACTGTAAGACACGACCAAGATGTGTATTGCGGCTACGACCGAATCATATACAAAGACATGTGGGCTAATAGACGTGCTCCAGGTGCAGAGGAGCCGTTCAAGTCAGCAAGCGAAATGTGTTATGCAATGCGTAAACTTGTCAACTCAGATGTATCAAGACAAGAAGCATTGGTAGAGCTAACTAAGAAGAACAAGAAAGTGATTATATTCTATAACTTCGACTACGAACTTGAGATTCTTAGAAACCAGCTCTATACATATGGCACTGAGATTGCTGAGTGGAACGGTCACAAGCACGAACCTATGCCTACAAGTGACAGATGGATTTACTTGGTGCAGTATACGTCCGGATGTGAAGGATGGAACTGCATCACAACAGACACGATTATATTCTATAGTCAGAACTATTCGTTCAAGGTTATGGAACAGGCCAAGGGTCGAATCGACCGACTCAACACGCCGTACACGCATCTGTACTACTACCATCTGAAATCCAGAGCACCTATAGACTTAGCCATCTCGAGAGCTCTCAGAAACAAAGAGCAGTTCAACGAGAGAGGATTTATTAATAAACGATAAGGAGACATCATTATGCCCGTATTTAATAAGACAGAAAACGAAGCTGTTAAGAAGTATGAAAACCGTCCTGAGGACGAAGTAAGATTCCGTAAGTTCCTGAATGCCCTGTTCTGCATGTGTGAGCTTGCCGGTTACCATCTCGAGGAGCGCGTGGTGCTCAAGGATGTACGGACGGGTAAAATCTGGCGTTAATACATAGAAGTCATCAATTATATTTATTAAAAGGAGAACTTAATTATG